TAAAAGGGAGTTACTAAATTGTAACTCCCTAACTATCAATTGTTTATAACCAAAATTAAAGTTCCAAAGTTGATATAGGGTAAAGATAAATCCCGCTGATATTGTAACCAGCAACCCCAGATTCCTGTAATGAAAAATTTTGATTATTTACAAAACACGGATTCAACATGCACATAGTCTGTCCGGTAGGGTCTACTGCTGTCACCATCTTTGTAGTCGAATCCTGGCTCTGAATTGTCTTGCTGTAAATAGCAATGGCAAAACCAAGCTCGCCCAAAATCAAGGTGTCTACAATAGACTTGACGGAACCAAGACGGTGCATCATGCCTTCCATTACTGGCTGCTTGAAGTCAATAAAGAATTGGTCTACCGTCCATGTGCATTGATACTGTACGGCCGGAACCTCCTGGTTAAGGAGTGAGCCAAGCCCTTGTACATTCGCACGGGTGATGTTTTCTGCAAATTGCAGATTACGAACAAACCCGGCTACTTGATTATCTATTTTAATATACGCTTTAGGCGCTGTAAAAACTGCCATAATCTTCTAATTTTTAGGGTTTGTTTTATCCACGAATTAAGTAACCTGTAAAGAACAACTTGGTGATTTCGTTATTTACCACAATTTTGTAAGTGGTGAAATAAGCGTCTTCCTTTCTTGTTGTCACTACGTCTTTGAACGACAAAATCAGATTGTCTTGTGCGTCCGTTGCAGTTCTTGACTGCAAGTATGCCACAGTCCAGTCTTTAACCGCTCCTGCTGTCAGTGTATTGGCGTTAACACCGTTTTCCTGTCCCAGCAAATCCAATGTCGCATTTACAATCAATTCCTTATTGATTTGTGCGACGATACGCATAAACTGAATGGAATAGGACTGCCCTTTTGCATTGAACAGATTGGCGTTGTCCTGCAATGTATTCACACCCTGCAAGATATTGAACTTTCCAGTGTAGTCGTTCAATACGGTTGTTAAAATACCGTATTTCAATGCCTTCTTCTTCTCCGATTCAGTCAATGCGTGTTGCAGTCTGTCAACTCCGATTGACTTGAATGTAGGCGGTACATAAGGCGGTTTTCCGCTGATACGTCCCACAATCGCGCACAAGTTATACATTACACCCCACCACCGTATCTTCTGGGCGTCGAACGCAGACACCACGCCTGCCCCACCATGTACAAGCTGCACAAACGAGCTGTCGAACTTCTTCGCCAAATCAATTTCTTTTGAGAAATCGGCTCCCTTGTCATATCCTGCCACATAGAGGAAATGCTGGAATTTGGCCGCACCGTTCATGTGTGTAAGATATGCCTTTGTCATGGCTGAATAGGCGTTGTCTCCTACCTGGTCCAGAATGACATTACTATAGTCCAAACCTACAATCTGGTCCAGTACAGCGTTAAAGTCGTCCATGTCGAAACTTTCTGTACCTCCTGCCGCCAAAATATAAGGCTTATCATCCAGTGCCGTTGTAATGTCCCCTTTGGTAATCTCACCATTTCCTTCTACATTGGTAGTTGAATCAAGTACGAACGCCAAAGCAAAATTAGAATCATTCTGTGCCCAATCCACAAGCTCTTGCATGGTACTGAATTCCGGTGATTCAAGAACAAGTTCGGGGTCGCTGTTTTCCTGCGTGATGTCTCCGTAGGGTAAACCGTCGCTGTATGTTCCAGTATATGTACCTCTCCAGAACTGCAAAATCCACTTGGTAGCGTCTTCGCGTCCCGCAATAAAGTTCATACCGTAACCCTTTGTTAATAACTCGTCGTTCAATAACGAACCGTTGGCTACCAAACCTTCGTCCAATGTTTTTACCGCAAACGTGCCTCCTTCTGCCGTCGCAAACGTCATTTTTGCACCTATAGTTGTTGCTGCACGAACAAATTCAAGTTCGGAAATTCCTACTGCATCGGGGTTTGAAGGGTCCGGTGCAAACAGAGCTTCGGCAACTCTCCACCAAAGACCTCCCTTCATGAAAGCACGAAAATCCGCGATATTGTCGAAAGTATAGATAGCGTTCTGTCCCTGCGCATTCTCGCCATTGATACCAGCACCGCCACCAAATCCGGCTGAATACTTTCCTGTATCAATAATAAGGACTTTTCCATAGTCAAGATTTCGTGCCGGGTTCATTTCCCCACTTACAATAGTGGAGTAGACACCGGGCAATGAAATCTGCCGACCGTTGAAAATAAACGTTGATGCCATATTATTTTTCTTTTATTAGTCCACGAAATTCTGCAAGAACTTCCCTATCAAATCCTTACATTCATACCTTTTCGGCATAAAGGTAAACAAATTTCTGCCTCATACCAATTATTTAGTCACAATTTTATCAATGTCCGATTCTACACCGGGCAATTCATAATCCCTGCTATAATTGTCCGCACCCCATTTTTCGGCTGCTATTCCTGCATCCTCAAATGCAATCTTGTTAAGCAATTCTTCGTTTACCAGTGTTCCTACAATCTGGTCCAAAGTCAAGTCAAGCCTTACAGACTTTATGAAAATAGGAATAGGCAATACATTCTGGTTTGTCATTAATTCCGTTATTCTTACCTCCACCAAATCATATTGGGTGGAAAGCCAGTTGTAGGAACCCATTATCAATGCATACAGAACTTCCGACATAATTATACTTTCCAGCATGTTGTCCGACAGACACATGATTTCAAAATTATGAAAACGGCTGTCTCTTATCTGCCATGCTCCACCGTCATATATCTGTCCGTTCATCTTGCCTATAGAATTTGCCGCCCCTGGGTCTGCCCCCGGTTCCCTTATCACATAAGCTGGCAATCCCGTATTGTCTTTCGGGAATTCAAACAGCACCCTTAAATTACGGGGGTTTGTCATTCCTCTTAAAAACAGCTTCTTTGCCTGGTCGTAAAAATCAAAATTCCCTTCCTTCATTCCGTTAAGAAGTCTGTATAGGAAGGTATTCTGTTCGTCTCCCTGGTGCAGTCTGTAATCTTCCGGTATATAGTTCAATATTGAAACTATAAACTGCTTTACTTTTACTATCTCAATCATATCCCTTTAATTTGTTTTAATGCCTCGTCTATCGCCATTTCAGCAACATATTCTATCTGAGCCTCTTCCAAAGCCCTGTCCATAAGTTTTTTGGCCGTTATACCGCCATTGAACCAACTTGTAGGGTCTGACTTGTCACTAACCCTTCTGAATGTCATATACTGACCTCTCTTCTCCTGGTCTGAACTTCGAGCCTCAACCCTTACAAGACCTTCATATTTTGCTGACTTGTGCATGTATTCCGGTACGTTCAGTCCGGGTATATTTATTTCCTTCCGGCTTCCTTTTACTTGCTGGCTTGCTGGCAAATCTGCAAATTTCAACGGCTGCCCTCCTGCATTACGTGCCATATCGTACACGTCTTTAGGCATAACAGAACTGAATATTCCGGATTCCGCTATTGCTCCAGGCGTAGCATGTCTGAACGGTATTGTAAGATACCATCCCAAACCGTCCTTCTTTATCTTTGCCTTGTCCGAACGCTGGAATCCTATCTTCTCGTCAAACGGTGTCGCACCCTCTTCCAGCATCATAGGAAGCGGTCCTGCTGCCCTTGCAGACAGCACGAATTCTACAGAGGTGGCAGAAGTCCGGTCTACCTGCATGGCAGACCGATATATTCCCCGTGTCTGATGCAGTTCAGAATCCACAAGTGCATTCCATCTTCGCATATATTCCTTTACCACATCATCAACAAGACGTGTTCCAAGGAATTCCGCTTCTTGTGGTGTCAATGCGAATTCCGCAACTGTTTCCGATATGTCAACATATAGAGGTAACATCCTACTCTTCCGTTATATACCTTACATCACACCCGAATTTTGCAAACAACATCTCTATAAAATCACTGTCCGTTCCCGACAGACTTTTCCGGCTCAGTGTTACTACCGTTCCTATCTTATAGGATATCACATCGTCCAACAACTTATTGAACCCTTTTCTTTGCGCCAATGTAACGTTAAATGTCACATCCTTATATACATCTTTGGCGTGCAGTCCGTTTTCCCTACAATACCTTTCCAATGCTTCTATATGCTTGTTAAGGTTATGTTTGTTCATAACCCTTGCATATATTACATTCTTTCTTTGTCCTTTAGATGCAATCGCATATACGGATTCGTCGTCGTAATCTATCCATTGTGTAGCGGAATTGTGGGTCTTTATCCTTCCTTCCTTTACATAATTGGATAATGTTGCCCGGCTTATACCAAGGACTTCCAAAACTTTCTTCGCTCTCATATACAAAATGTTTAAAAGTGTACAAATCTAAACATTTTCTTTCAAAGAAGCAAATTATATGTCTTCATTATATATCACACCGCTACCATCAAAATTAGGTTTCTCCATCGCTATAAGATGGCTTCTTCTTACAATGGCTTGAACCGGAAGCTCTATCTTATTAAGTTGTCCGCTTTTCTTGTCGGTAGCCCATGAAGCGCGTATCTCATGCGGCAAGTCTATAACATGGTATTCCGGGTTATGCTTGTAATATACCGACACAAAACCGTTTTCGGGCAAAGCGTCTATCTCCATATCCAATATGATACAATAGGGGTTGACGTCGCTTACATGTCCCTTGTCCGTCTTTATAAGAGGTTTGCTTGAAACCTCAAACAGATACATAGCCAATACCTGTACTGGTTTGTATGTGGTAAACACAAACGGCTGTCCCATATCATCGTATCTTATAGGAAGATTTTCAGAAAAATACGATATTTCATTTCTGAAAGATATCCTGTCATAATAGGATAAATTCGCCTTGTCTATATCCCTCACCGTTACTGCCATTGTACCTAAAAGCTCCTGGCTCCATGACTTGTATTTGTCGGTAAAATTAATCCCTGTTATCAGCGCCTTTGTGTGTATCGCATTCACATAGAAATATCCCGTACCGAAACAGTTCTGACAATCCGGCAATGCAGATTCTTTCCCATGACACGGACAACGTAAAGCACGCATTATCTCCACGTCGTAACCTTTGGCTTGTATCGCCTTGTCAAATTCCGACTTGAAAAATTCCGGTCTAAAATTACTCAATCCGGAAGACGGGGACTGTAATATGTTTCTTGTCTCGCTCATACCTTAGAATACTGCAAATTTAACCTCGTCATACACTAACTTCAATCTTCCTACAGTTTCTTTTATTTCCTTCTGATATTGAAGTAAACGTGCGGAATATCCGGCAGATGTTGCAGAAGCTGTAGTGCTTATACTTTGGCTTAATCCGTCTATACTTAAAGACTGTCCGGAAACACCTGCAATACCAAGAATCAAATCACCTGCAATTGAAGCTGGTCCAAAAGATGCAAGTTTTCCCAACAGATTAATCAAGTCCATAGGCATCTGGTCCACATCCCACCCGGTTATATACTGTACCCTCCAATAATCCGGTATATACTGAAAACGCTGCATACCAATCTGAGACGTTATACCCGTCAATATTATTTCCGCATTCCCCTGTGTCGTGGAAGACCCCGTAGGAACAACACTCAGCCTTCTTTTCCCTTGTCCCATACCACTGTCATACTCGCATGACAGCCAGCCTTGGGGGTATATAATCTGCTCTATCTTATTGAGCATCCCAATCATGCTTAACGGCTTCCTTACCGGATAAGATGGGAACAATATAGGGAATTGCTGCCAATAGTCCTTCTGATAATAAGTCAAAGACTGGTCAATTAACTGTTTACAGAATTTCAAGTTGAACCAGTTTTCAACCTCTCTTTGTGCTGATTCTATATAGAAACGCATGGATTCGTCCGTAAATGATGCTCCCTGCCCTCCATCAATGGTTATCCCATATAGGTATGTCTGCCATATCTCGGCTACAGACAGCACAAGTCCGGAATTTTTCTTGTATTTTATCGTAAAAGTTAATTGACCCATCCTTGTAAAGTATTTTTATTTAGACAAAATCATATCTATAATTTCCTCTTTCTTTTTGCCTTTAAGGTCTTCTTCCTTGAAAGAACCTCCGTCTTCTGTCATTGCAAGCTCTTTCAGTTCGTCCACCTTCATTTTCTTAAGAGCCGTCTTCACCTCGTCGTCCTCTTCTTCCTTAATAGAGGCTTCCTGCTTTGTTTCCGGTTCGGGGGCTGCTGCCTGCGTTTCCTTGTTTCCTGCCTTCAAGTCCTCGACGCATTTCTTCCATACTTCAATTTCCTTTTCTTTCTTGGAAATTTCAACCTTCTGCGCCTCGACGATATTCTTAAGACGTTTTATTTCCTCTTCATATTCCTTGTTTCCTTCTTTCACTTCTGAACGAAGCTTTTCTTCAAGACGTGTTTTGAATTCCGGTTCCTCACCTTCCTTGTAAATATCGGGAAGTTTACGGCTTACTATTTCTTGATAGAGTTCTTCCGATACTTCCGCTCTACCGTTAACAAACTGTACCGGGCCACCATTAAGCACAATTCTATGGTTGTTATACACCCGACTTTTTAAAATTACCTTTTCCATAATACAAAATTTTTAAACAAAAAGGGAAGGAGTTCAATTACTCCCTCCCTTTCACTTTTCACTTCTTAAACATATAAATTTATATCAAGCTAATTACAAGCCTTCTTCACCGATATTAACGATACGTACAATCTTTGCTGGCTGATACAATACCGGGGTACCGTAGTTCAAAATTGCAAAACGTTTGCTCGGAGATGTAACGGCAAAGTCCATCTTCATGGTGTCTGCAAACTGCAAGTATTCGTTAATCTGACTGTCATTGTAGTATACCAAAGCTGACTTGGTACCTGCAATGATACGGTTGCGGTCACGTACATAATTTGCGCCTGCACCGTCATAACCTGTTGTCATCTGTGAAGCCGGAACCTCAAAGATAGGATAGTATTCAGTGTTTGCATTCAGAACTGCATTCTTCTTGGTACGGTATACCACGAAGCAAGTAGCCGGATATGCACCACCTACGCCAGCAGTAAAGCCAAATTCTACTGATTCAGAAGCAGCTACAGCCTGGGCACCAGCAGATGTGATATCCAGAGGTGCAGATTCACCATAACGATTCTTTGCTGTTACCAAGTAGCCATAAGAGCCAGCATGGTTGCCGAAATTAGTCTTGGTATCGTCTTCATTAACCTTAATAGCAGTATCAACAACCGAAGTAACCTTAACCGGAGTAACCGGAGCTTTAGCACTTGTGGCGCCCTTGCCTACCATAATAGGCTTGCGTTCGTCGAAGAAACGGTCATTCTTGATGTTAATCTTACCGAACTGAGTTGTAACGTCGTTTACAGACTGTCCCATTGTTGCACCAGTTACAGAGGCAGCAAGACCTACAATAACTCGCTTGCTTTCGTGGAACATCTTAACGTAGTTGTTGAACACAATCGGGTTAGAAATGATGCGGTCGATATAACCGTTATAAACGTTCACTACAACGTTTGCAGCGTCTTGAATCAGACTGTCATTCAACACAGAACCTTGTGCGTCGATAACTGCCGGACTGTTGAAATAACCGTCTAACAGTTGTTCAGAAGTCTTACCTTCTGCCGTGCCACCGTCCATTTCGTTGATACCCAACATGTGTTGACGGAAAACACCGTCGAACTGCTCGGCTACACAAGAAGAATCAGCGTCAACAAGACGTGTGTCGATAATGGTACTCAGAAGGATAGTCTTATTCTCGACTTCTTTCTGATACATGTCCATATTGCCAGCCAATTTAACCAACATTCCCGGATGTGTAACCTGTCCGGAAACACCCATGAACTTGGTTACAATTGATTTACGTCTGTATTGAGAATCGGTTTCCTGCGGAGTTTCACCTTCTGCATTGAAAATACCAACTTCCTCACCATACTTGTACAACTGGTTGTACTGGTGTACAGTGTTGTCAATCTTATGTTTAGGCATTTCCATGTAATAAACCAACTGGTTCATACGGTTGCCCAGAATCTTCAAGACTGAATCCAAGGATTCAACTTTCAAACCACCACCATTGTTGATTTCGTTGTTATACTGCATTCCGGTCTTAAGACCTGCTTCCATCGCTTTCAAGATTTCTGCCGAATCCATGCCGCCCAGTACATCGCCAGTACCGTTTTGATTGCTATAATTATACAAATCCATATTCTTTTTATTTAATAGAGTTTATTTCACGAATTTTACACCATTCTTTTCGTACATGTAACGTGCAAGATTTTCACCCACTGTTTCAGCGTCCGGATTAATAAGGTATGCAAGTGCATCACTTTCCAGTGACTTAGCGATATCTTCCGGTGCTTCTTCCAAAGACTTTTCAATAAGCTTTACGGCCATAGGTCTGTCTTTCACTACATTAACTTCGTATTTACCTGCTTCGTCCTTTCTTTCCTCGAAAGATTTCTGAATAGCTGTCATATTGTTAAGTCCTTCTGAACGGAACATAGGAGTAACGCCAGACATTTTGTCCAATTTGTCGTTAATACCATCCACTGTTTCCTGGAACTTGTCAATAGACTTTTGGAAATTCTCCATCAAAGGTGCAAATACAGAACCCAATGATTTCATGATGTCTTCCTTGTCGGATTTCTCCACTTTTTCGTCTTCTGCATTCTTATCCTTAGCAGTATTCTTTTCGTCTTCCTTCACCTTTTCTTCGTCCTTTACGGCTTCCTTTTCCAACTTGTTGATATCCTTTTCCTCTTTGGTTTCGGATTCATGGTCTCCTGCTGCTGCTCCGTTTTCAGACTTTTCGATTTTCACGTTCGCCATAATGTACTCGTCAGAAAATCCCATAGACTTCATCAGAGATACGATAGGGTCGTTCAAATATTTTTCGTCCATCTTTATTAAACTTTTAATTGTGTACAAACTTATTTATTAACGGTTCTCAAATAGTCCTTTATAACGTTCAATCCTACATTACCGTTCAGATAATAATTATAAAGCTCTTGAAATCTTTCGTCTCTTTCCACTATGATAGGGTTAATGGTAACGTTGAAAGATTTGTCTATTTTTATATTATATCCGTCCTTCTGTAGCTCTACAAGAACGTTATTAGAACCGTTGTTAATTTCTTCTTTATTGTCCTCTACGAAATCTACTGTCTGCACGCCCTTTACTATATCGGCAAACGAATTTGCATTTACGGGCGTCATTGTCATTGCTACGTTTGTTATGAGCGCTTTTGTCACCTTTTTAGGATTGTTCTTGTCTCTTTCAAGTGCTCTTCCTTCAACGGAGAAACCCGGCTTCCGGTCTGTACCGCTTGCAAGCATTTCCAGTGCCTTGTCATAAAACGCTCTTGCTTCCGGTGATTTCTTCCATAACTGGCAACGCACGTAGAACTTGTTATTCTTTACATATGCGTCTAATGGATGTCCTATCCAGAACCTTGATTTATTGATAGGACTTCTTGACGGCAAATGGTCCAAATTAATAAGACCGTGTTTTAAAAAGCGGTCTATTACAAATCCGTTGGGATTCATAGATTCATCCTCCGAATCTATGGAAGAATCGGATGCCAAACCTTCAAAAATCATTTTTTCGTATCTTCTATCATCCCCTACCGGGTAATCCATAGGATTGAAATCTGATTTTTCAAAGTTTGCTTCTGTGAAAAAATTAAATTTTGAATCTACTTCAAACATCTTTTAATAATCTGTGACACAACGAATTAAAATAAACGCTTTTATGTAAATATCTTATAATCAGCATTTTATGCCGAATAAAATTTATTTACGTATTTACCGATTCAAAAATATGAATTATTATGCAAATAGCCAAACTTTATGCAAAAATTATTCATCCTTACTTTTTAGGTAGTTATCTACGAACTTATCAGAAGGCTTAGTGTAATTCTTTTTACCTTCCGGTACCGGGTACGCCCATTCATAGAAATACTTCTTTCTGTCTCCTTCTCCCAGTTCTCCAATTACCGTAAAGCCCTTTGCCCTTCCGTTACTTCTTTCTTGTACAATCTTCTCGAACTCTTCTGGTGGTGTGGTTGAATTTTCCTGCTTGAATATATGGTTGTTCAATTCTTCCATCACCCTGTCCCTTCTCTCCTTCTTGCTTTCTTTTTCTTTCGCCTCTTTCTCCTTTTGTTCTTGTATCTTCTTCTCTCTTTCCTCAACCATCTTTTTATATACACCGCTTTTGTGTAAACTTTGGTCGAACATATTATTTACAATATCTCCCAATATCCCAAACTCCGATTCTTCTATTCCAATACTGTTAACAACATCTTCAATAAACTTTGTATGCTTGGAAGGTATATACCTTTCATTATAATATCTCTCCAATAGGGTTTCATCCTCCAGCATCTTCTTTAACTTCTCATTCTTGTGGACTTCCCCATTTATCCTTTCAGCGTCTTTAATGATATTCTGAATATCCTTGGAAGTGAACCCGTATGCCGTATCTATATCAACACTAAACCCGTCGTTTAAATCGTAGAGCTGGATATCTATACCTCCCTTATCGTTTGCATTCGCTTTGGTATGATTGGAAACACGTATCTCATAGCTTCCTTTCCCTGTCTCAAATTTAAAATAGCTGCTCGCAGTTGTTTTCGCCTTATTGTAATCGTAGTCTATATTATTCTTGTTCAGCCATGCTTTTAACCCCTTGGTAACTGCTGCCGGGTTCGTTCCGGTCTTCTCTATGGACTTGTCACCGCTTCTGTTAATGACCTGGTTTGTCGATTCTCTTTCCTTCTCGGTGTATATGTATCAAAAACCGCCTTTTCCGTCCGGCTCCTTCCGTACATACTTGTGCGACACTGCCTTTTCCAGCTTATCACACAACATGCTTTTCAATATATCTCTTTTCATACTCTTTCCTTAATAAAAAAGAAGGGGTGATTACACCCCTCCCCAACAATTAATGTAATTGTAAACGATACTTCGTCTGTTTGAGTGTTGCCATAAAATCTTCCACCCACGACTTTTCCCCGGCATATTCGGGGTTATTGTCAAGCTTGGAATAGAATTCCCTTGTGCGGTCTATAATAAGGTCAACCAATTCTATAGGGTCATTGACCTCTATTTCTTCACCGTTTATCTCCCCGTCCTTGAAACGGCCGAAACCGCTTTGTCCGGCTTCCATTATCTTATCTTCATAGTCGGAAAGCTCCTCTAACAAATCGTCCAGATACTTGTGCTTGGCATTGTCTTCCTCTTTCCAATGCACATTTTTTGAACGCGTCTTAACGCCTTCCAGGAAATTAGCGAAATCGGCAAACACCGTATACATACTGTCCTCCTTCTTTGCCTTTTCCAGTACATCGGCTTTCACCTTCCCCTCTTGAATCATTTCGGAAATAACACTTTTGAATATCATCGCGTCTTCCACAGAAGAAAACTTCATAGAAACCGTCAGTCCATCTTCCGACTTCTCTATTTCCTCGCTGTTCGCTTCTTCGTTCGTAGTTTCCGTTTCCTCGTTCTTTGCTATTCCGTCACCTTCCGGTCCTTTTGGCTTGTCGTCCAAATCTTCCTTGCAAATAGCATTCGCATCGTTACAGTCCATCGTCTTTTCAACTTCCTTACTTTTCCATTCTTCCGGCAATTCGCTTTCAAGACCCAGCTCTTTAGCGCGTTTCTTAATCCATGCCTGCACCTTTTCTTTCGGCATATCAGAAGCACCGGACAACTTGATAGCGTCCTTCAAATCCTGGCTGTTTCTGATAGGATATTTCCCGTTCGGCATTGCCTCGCCTTTCTTTGCAAGGTCCTTTCTTTCACTGTGTGAAAAATCGGTCTTGTTGTTCGCTTTCCGTATCTCTTTAGGATATTTCCCACACACGGACTTTACCACATCTTCCGTTACTTTTCCTTCCTGGAAAGCCTTCATCACGATTTCTACCGGGCTGGGTTTCACTTCCAAGCCCAAAATCTTCTTGATATTGTCTTTCATGTCAAAGATGAAATCGTAGTCTTCCAGTTCGGTAACTGGGTCAATCCACATACTTCCGATTTCTTCCTCACCGTCAACCACCACAAAAGCCGGGGATTCATCGTCGACGTGTCCCATGAAGTAATGGATTTCCGCATTCTTCGTTTTAGCTACACCGACCTCCATAAGAGTATCTTCCGGAACGTCTATCCCGGTCTCCTCGAAAAGCTCTCTTTGTGCGGCTGTACGGAAATCTTCTCCTTCGTCAACATGTCCCCCAGGTATGCACCAATCGGGTGTATAGTTCATGTGTTCCCCTGCTCTCTGTAAGATAAGCAACTTACTGCCTCTGAACAAAAGCACGTCCGCATACTTGACTACCCCGGTCTTTGCCTTCATGATATCATCATATGCGCTTTTGGAAAGCTTCTTGCTTTTCCATGCTTTTCTTGCTACATGAACTGCATATACATCCGCAATGGCTTCCGCTATATCTTCGTCTTTCTGGAATGCGGCAATGGCCTTGAAAACCTTGTCCCTGTCTTTCTGCAATTGTGCAACCCGTGAAGTATGTTCCTTCAAGAACTCGTTGTATTTCTCTTCCGAAATCTCTCTTTCGTCCTTGTCAAGCAGGGAGAAGCTTTTCAATACCTGGCTTCTTTCGGCAAATTCGTTTGCAAGCTCTTCTGTTCTTGCTTCTATCTTTTCGGAGCGTCTCAGCAACTCCCTGTATTCAGACACCTTTTGTTCTGCTGTCTGTAAATGAAATAATTTCTTTAAATTCATAGCTACAAATTTTTTGCTAAAATACGAAATTTGCACAATCTATCCAAAAATACAGACATTATCAATATAATAGGAAGTGTTTTTCTTCAATTCGGGCTTATAAAAATACCTGTTAAGTGTCTCCACCTTTTCTATCCGGTCAATCCTACCCCTCTTGTTCCCATACAGAACAATTCTGTCGGAAATGTTCAATTCCTTTACTTTTACCGGAACAAGATAGTTCTTTCCATACGTCCATACCATCTGTTCACCAGACACTCTGTTAAGCACACCTTCCTTACCAGCGATAAAATAAATGTTGTACACTGATTCGCGTGGCTTCATTTCGCGTACATGCAGACCGTTTGCAAGCGTATAGGAATGTCTTGTCTTTACGGCTTCATTAATCCTTATATCCTTTAGGAATTTCTCGCCTTCAAGCGTCCTTATTTCCACAAACCCGGTATTAAACCCTCCTTCCATCATATCAATGCTCCGTTTTCAAAAACAAACCTTTTTTAGTTATAAGCGCGTATTCGGGACCAGCCTCTATGTTATACAGTTTCCCTTCATATAATGATAATCCTCTTTCCTTTATCTTTACCGTTCTCACACCCATATGCATATATTCCGGATTATCATTATAGAATTTTATGTATTCCTCTACATCTCCTTGTTCTATCTCCTTATCAGCACCCCTTCGACTGCTTCCGCTATTTATTCCAAAACAATCTTCATCGGTCCATTCATCGAATGTCTTTTCATCAACAAGCGGTATCGTTACTTGATGCGGCATTGTAAAAACGAGATGTTTTGCATCTTCACATACAGAAATTATCGCTCCATTGTCTAACACAATATTTTCCATCTCGCCTTTGAAATCGATACACTTTACCCCCTTCTTGAATAGGTTCGTACTGTTCATCATGCAATAGAGTAATACATACTCATCCTCCTTTATCTGGTCCAGACGTACCGGGACAATCTCCCAGTTGTACACATCCACCTCTTCCGCGCTTTCCTTTACATATTCCTTTGTTACCCTTGTCTTCCGTAGGGTCAACACCTCTACATCTCCTTTATATCCGAACCTCATACCTCAAACTTTTTATCTCCAACATATATTTTTACTTTACTCTTTCTCTCTACCTGTCTCTTGTATGGTTCTTTAGGCGGTTCAAACGAATGCGTCTCGTCATTCCAAACCATACCTTTAGGTACCTCCTTAAGGTCACAACGACAGAATGGGTGAACACTATTTAACACTGGTTTCCAATCTTTAACTTTCTTCCCTATATTGTCCCCGTTGTTTATAAGGTCTATAAGCTTGAATATCCTCGGTTTACTTCCTATCCCTGCCGTGGTGTAAAACTTTATACAGTGCTGGCACGCTCCACTGAATACCTCTTTATATACAAGCGCGTCCGCTCCCTGTTCCTTCATTATCTGCTGGGCTACCCCAGTCTGATAGATGTTCTGCATCTCGGTTTCCACTATACGCCCCCAATCACGGTTCCAGTCTTCCAAGGAATGCCCTATATTACTGACAATATTCTGCACGGACTTCTTTTTCAGAACGCCTTCTATCATTTCCTTCTTTATCGTTCCAAGTTCCAATTGTCTTTGCTGTTCCACAAGAACTTTTACCTCTTCTTCCGATACGGCATTAGACATTATCGTTTTTGCCCGTTCCCCCATCGTCTTTATATAGGAGTATGTGCGTGTTGCTGCCGCATAATACACTTCCTGTTCCAAAGATGTAAGTGCCGCCCATTGATGACGGTCTATATACTTGGTAAAATCGTCAAAATTGAGTGTAGACAATTGGGAAGGCGTCAGTTGTGCACTCAACCTTCCAAACAGATAGGATTGAAAATAGGGTGGTAACTTTTCTATCTCCCTTCTCCATTTATAGCCATACCGTCTTAACAAAGACTTGTCTTCCGGTGTCAACAGTTCATCCCCCATTACATCGGCTACAATTCTTGCAAGACGGTAGTCTATTATATCATACAGTTTTTGTATCTCTTCCGGTGAGAATATCATCTTTCAACCGTTTTAATCATTTCCTTTACAAGCTCCTTTATCATCGCGTCCGACTGTGTAGCAAACATGGTCTGTGCAAGACCTTCATAACCGCATTGTATTTTCGGATATCTGATAGGGTCTTTCACGTGTCTTTTCACTCCAATAAGACGCGATACCAAAGGGGTTCTTATACCATCAACTTTCTTTTCCGACATTCTTCTTTATCTTATAACCATCATAAAGGTCTTCGTTAAAAATAGACATATCTGGTTTCGGGAAGTAAGGATTATATGGAGCGCTTCTATGAAACTCTCTACCTTCTGGACCTAAAGCTGCAACTTCTTCCATCGTCCAACCTTCGCCCATTCCACGTTCTTCAATCTCAAACCATTCGTCAGCCGTCATATCAATTCCGTACTTTTTCTTTGCCATAATTTTACTCCTTTCTTTAAGTTTCTATGCAAATATACAAAACTGTTCAGAATTGAACAAATTTATAAGTCTATTTTTTTAAGAAACCTATCAAGTTCTTTTTGATTTAACACTTTGTTATCATAAATCACTCCATTATCGGAATTTCCGTCATACAATTTAACGGACTTGAATTTATCTTTCAACGGAGTTTCGATAACTTTCTTGAAAGATTCGGACGCTCCTTTATGTCCTTTTTTCGCCACTTCTGTAGGAACATACCGTTTCGTTCTCTCAAAACGTTTCTGTATTCTATCCAAAGCCGTACTGAAATCGGTTGCCACGCCTACCAAATGGACATCGTAACCTTGTGCCTTCAATTCATCAACCAATTTTTCAAGTTTTGCCGGGTTTCCAAATACAGCATCTTTTACAAAAGAAGATTTAGATTTTATATATTCCTTGTCTATCGCTTTACCTATATCCGATACTTCCTCATGCACATAGGATGAAGCTTTCTTTGGGTCTATTCCCTTCACCCTTTCATAATCCGGTATCATGTCACGCATATCGTCCACATCAATAACTGGAAGTTTATCAATAGAAGGGTCTTTCTCCTTCATCTTCTTAAGATAATACCCTTTGCCCGAACCACCACCGCCAAGCATTAAGTAAGCACGCGGTTTTGTCTCAAATAGCATTTTCTTCCGATATTCAGACTTCACTTTGTTATGTACTTTAATCTGTCTGTCTCGTTTCCACGCACTACCTTCCTTATAAAGGTCTTCTGTTGTCTTGGTTAAATCGGCTTTCTCTTCCTCCGTAGCCTTTCTTTTCTTGTATGGCAGCCCAACAATGCCAAGCTTCCGGTTTACCGCGTTGTTCACATATACGCCTTGTTGCGCCTTTGCAATCTCCAAAAGCGTATCATACAATTCTGTACGTCCGAAGCTCTTTTCTAAAAGAGCCTTGTTTATATATCTTTCTAACTTTAAATCATCGAAAGTTTCCATAATTTCTTATTTGTAAAGATTTTTCAAATAATAGTCAACTGCTGGTTTCATTATAGGGTTTTCATTGAATGACTTATATTGTGCAAACGGGTCTTCTTCGTCCCCTTCTGGCACGCCTTCCGGCTGTTGCCCCGGCTGTGAAGCTCCGAACATTTTATTCTGTTCTTCTGCCTGCTTCATCCCCTGGTACACCTGGTTAAGAATGATGTCCTTTTCCGGGTCAAAGTCTCGTCCGTTGTACTTCTTAAATATATCCTGCATAGAAACCATGCCGCTACTCAGTTTTTCAGAATCCAGTTTTACCTGTGCTTCTTCGTCTTCCACCTCTATTCCTGTAAATGCAAACTCGTAGTTTTCATCCAACTCGCTCACAATGTACTTTGTAATGACGCCCTGCAAGAATATCAATAAAGGCTTCAATCCTTTTTCACGGCTGTGCTTCAATCTTTCTCGTTGTCCGTCCTGTCCGAATATCTGCTGACTTTCCTTGAAATTGAATCCAAGTTCGGACGGGTCTATACGATATACAGAACATGTCATTATGATAAGAAACTTTATCCATTCGTTAAATTCCATATCACGATTGCTAAGTTTCTGTAAATCAACCCATTCCAAATCGATACCGTTTATAACGGGTGTGCGGTGACTGTTATAAACGCCTGCCATCGTCTGTGTCCATGCCTGCCTAAACTCCTGCAATGTACTGTTTGATATATTGGGGTTCTTTATATTGATAAACCCTTTAGGTTGTGACCCCTGGCTAAAGAAATTCGCATTATAAGAAAAGCCCCATAATATCCAGGTAATAATGTTTACCAGCGTTTCCAATTCCGACACTCCATACCCGTTTCTTCTCACATCAGACGTCTTGTTTCTGATGCCGAAACCAAGCTCCCACGGATAATACAATATCGGTTCCTTCGTTATAGGGTTATGCAGAATCATCTCTTCCCATACCATACAGTAACGCGGCAAATGTCCTTTGAATCTGTACTGCTCGAAACCTTCCCTTTGTCTGGGGTCTACGCTGTCAAGAAAACGTATCAAAGAAGCGTCCACAGCGCGGAATTTCTGCAATTCCCACATTCTGTTGCGCACCATCTCAAAGGCCAACTGGTCTAATGTGAGACTGTCCGACATTATTTTACTTACAAATTCCTGCAAGCTGTCTACATTGTCCCATTTGTCCGTCCATCCTCCCTTTTCCAGGAAATCAACTATCTTTGAAATCTTTTTCTTGTCCTCATTTGTCAATTTCTCATCCCCGGTAGAAAAAAGGCTCTTCTTTTTTCTGATTGTGAAGCCTTCCTTTTGCTCGTCTTCCGAAAAATCCATAAAGTTCATTATCTGTTCCACGCGTGTAGACACGATACTTTTCACTATATGAATGTCCCCCATCCGACGCAATACGGAAAAGGACAGAACCCCTTTAGAATCCTTGAATCCTCTTCCGTTACCGGATATGTCGTTAGGGTCAAAGAAAACAGACTGAATTTTTGTAGGCTGTCTATTGATTTCTCCCAGATACAAATTAGCCTTCATTATCTCCCCTGCATCGTTTGAGTTTAACGCAGCCTGCAATTTGCTTTGGAATGCCATAGGAGCGGCCTTTTGCAGCCTGTCTATCTCTTCAATGGACAAACTCGAAAGACTTGCAATCAAATCTGGCTTTTCCGCTTTTTGTATTATCTTTCCTTTTCTCTTTCCCATTGTAAACAATTTTTATTCTCCAGCCAATTGTGTAAGGTTTACCGTCGCTTTCTTTCCTCCTTCTACTTCCGTAACAACTGCCGTTCCGGTACGCTGTGCGCCAGTATTTGCATCCGCCACTACAGAATATTCAGTAGAACCCTTGGTAAATCCCGTACCACTCACTACAGTAGTGCAGTCAACCGTCATAGGTGAACCGTCATTCTTCCCGTTCACTTTCTTCTGCTTCTTGCTTGAAACACCGAATATCTTTGTTTCTCCTGCTGCTGCAAATGAAAGTGCTGTCGGGTCTGTAGTCAATGTGTATTCGTAAGTGATTGCTGCTGCAAGCTGTGTTAACGTAACCTTTACTGTCTTGTTACTTCCAGTCTGTGTAATGGTAATAGAACCGTTATTAGCTGTTTCTGCCTTGTTCTCTGCTGCCACTATGCTATAATTCTCTCCATTAGATGTTTCGGATGAAGTCTGGCTGAATCCGGTTCCGGTAATCTGTGCAGTCGTATCTACCTTCTCGACATCACCAGACGGTTTACCGTTAACTTTTTTCTGTCTTGTTGAAACAACTTGTAAACTCTTCGTTTCTCCAAGCGCTACAAACTGTATGGTCTGTGAATTGGCTGTAAGCGCATATTCGTAGGTTACAGTAGATGCAGCCTGGTTGCATGTAATCTGCAATGTCTTTCCGCTTTCATTCTGTTTAACCGTCACTACCGCTTTTCTTGTCGTGTTGTTGGGGTTCTCGTCAACCGTTACTTGTCCTCCACCGTCAACCTTGAATCCTGCCCCAGATATTGAGAATTCCACTGGTACGCCTTCCGGATGTCCTACTGGTTGTCCATTCTTGAAAGTCTGCTTTGAAGACGTCACTACGCACATATCATCACCTCCCTTTGCAGGGAAATTGAGTGTAGGTTCTTTAGTCTCCAATACGTATTCCACAACTTCCTGCACGTCCGACAATACCGCGCCTTCTTCTCCGAATCCTTCCGGATATGAGATAAGCTTAACAAGCGCCTTAAACGCCCATTCCTTGAACTGTCCGATATTATAGGTGTGTCCGGGTTCAATCACGATACCCAGCCCCTTATAATATTCCACGTCACCATAGAGGCTTTCTGTAACGAAAACCTTCATCTGACCGTCGATTCCGTCGGTTACGACGGTCATTTGGTGAACATTGTCCTCTGTTGTAAACAATAACCGTAACATGTCCTTATGCGTTTTGTGCCACAAGTTCTTCGCGCCACGTATTGTTGTCGGTCATTACCACTACGTTCAAGTCTTTCTTTGCATCCAGACCAAGGTCAGCCAGCGTAAACGCCATAGGTTTACCGGACATAACTTTTGTAGAGATGGTTTTGCGGTCTCCTCTCACTACCCCGAATCTTTCTGCGCTCTCATTCAGATTCACGCTATTAGGGAAATAAATGTCGACATCCTTCTTTGCCGGAACACTTGTCTTGATTGTAATAACGCATGCATCGTTTTCGTTCCATTCTGCCGTTACCGCAACAATTTCATTCAATCCCTGGGGGTCGATAATCAATTCCAAACCCTTTTCTTTCGCAAATGCTACAAGTTCCTCATGCATCACGGCTTCGCCTACATTCCATTTGAAACCAAGCTTCAAAAGCTCGGCACCGCCTTCCGGGTCTGTCACGTTTCCTTTAGGGGTAATTCCGCGCGGTGATTCAGTGATGAATACTTTCTTCTGGTCGCAACTACCATCAGTTACCAATGTCACATCAATATTCTCGTCTTCGTCCAAAAATCTATACAGTCTCATAATCTTTTCTATTTTTAATTGTTAATTACTTACATTCAAATACAATTTCCTGTTCCACGGAACCGTCAGCATCCAGTACGTAAACCTGGTAAATGCCTTTCAAGTCCACTTTCTGTACGCCCAAATCCTTCTGACACTCGAAACCCAGATATTCGTTCTTCTCCTTCATTGTCAGAATCTTCTTGTTGACAGATACGGTGCCGATAGTTTCTGGAATGTTGGTGAACTCGCAGAACTTGTTATTATGCTTAATGCAAATCTGAGTACCTTCCGATACCTTCGCCTTGAAGTTCATCCATAACCAAGGAAGACCACCTGCATATTCAGCCTGCCACGGATATTCCGTCAGATAGGATTCGGGGAGAATACTGTTATAGTCCTCCTCACTGTTGATAATTCCACTATTAGGGTCCATCTTAATAGGAAAGGAATAGGGTGGAATTGCTTCTATCTCCTGCTGCAAAGCCTCGAAATTGCCTTGCAATCCCTGTGCAACCTGTGCCCCGGTATCACCGTCCTGTATTTGATAAAAAGCTGCTTTTTTCATAATCTCTAAAATTTAAACTTTAAATTGTTATACCATACGAAATTATCATGCCAAATATTGTCTGTAGAGAAAATGGTCTGTCCCATTCTCCAAACTCCGTCTTTCATCCATTTGCCTAAGTTGTCCCAAATTCCTTTGGTAAGTACCCATACTGCCGGAATACTGAACTTCCCTCCAGAAATCCAATAGTTGCGCATATTCCATTTATCGTTGTCCAGTACCCATACCTTCTTCACCTTCGGTGGCATTGTTTGTGAAGTACCGCCCGAACCTCCTCCAAGGTATGTGCCCGGGTTTTCTTCCGTTCCGACCCTTGAATAGGTTCCGGGCAAATAATCGCCTTGTGCCATAGTCATTCTCCTTTCATTTCCTTTATCGTCTCCGGTTTCTTGTCTCCGAATTCGTCGAAATCAGACAGATATTTTCTAATTCTCTGAGGTACCAAAGTAGGGCTTACCTTTGCCGCGTTCTCCACGATTGAGATTGATTCACGTATTATAAGCGCGTTACACACCACGGCACGGAACCATGCGTATATCTCCACATTGCCGCCTTCCACAGTAAAGTTCCCCATCACATGCGAAACAATCAGAATAGCGGAATAAATGAAAAGCTTCGTGATAATCATTGAAAAGCCCTTGCTTGAAAAGTCCTTGTTCTTGATATGATATACCCAGCTTACAAGTGTGTCTATCACTATAAGAATCATTAGGTATTTCAAGAACTCCCAGTCCCGAAACACATATTTCTCAATGAAGGATGCCGTGTTGGAAAAAGAGATAGGTATGCTCAGCAACACGGGAAAATATAAACTCATTACGTATTCCCTTATTCTATGTAGTTTTCCCATAATCATATGCGACGGAATTTTAGGAAATTGTATATGCAATGTGTACAAGTTTACTTGGTGAGGCTTCCGGATATTTCTTTTTCAGATAGTCATAGCGTTCTCTGATAACGTTCTCTGCCTCTTTAGGGTTGTGCCCCGACTTTGCGGCCGCAGCCACGAGTTTTTCAACTGTAGGGAAACCGCTTTTCTTTTCCTTCGGCTTCTCCTCCTTCGCGGTCTCCTTTGTCTTGATTCCCTGGCGTCGTACCCATCCGTTAGCGGTCTTCACATATTCTTTCCCTCCCCAGCTTTTTACGGTTCCGATAGGTTCACCCTTCCGTGCCTTCTCTATATCGTCAGATACGCACATTCCGGCTATGCCCTTGAAAATGTTTAGAGGGGTTTCCTTGTATCGCAACATGTCCCGGTTCTCGGACATTGATTTGAAAATTCCTTCCTTTCCCGGTATCACTTCCACTTGTGAGGGTCTTATGAACATAGGTTCTTCCTCGTAAATGTCATTCAGCACTTTAACCGTTTCCAGTGATTTCCAGTCCGCAGCCGCACATGCTTTCTCGAACTCGTCCATTTCGTCCTTTTCTGACTTGTTCAAAACATCAGTAGCAAAAGCCGCTACCTGCTTTGCGGTGAATGCCTCATAGTCTTTGTCAATGAGAAACTGTTCAAATTGTGCACGTCCGAACACTTTCTCTTCTTTTTTATTAATATTCATGAATAATGCCTTTTAAAGTTATAACGAAATTGCAATTACAACGGTAAAAATAGGCATTATCAGTCAAATAACCAAACTTTTAACTTGAATATTTATCCAATACCGGGTATTTGTACTTCGCGCGGATAGGGTTTGTCTTTATATACTTCCGTCTTCTGTTTTCTACCCGTTTCCTGGTCCTTTCGGCTTTCGCCAAAGCCTTTTCTATCTGTTCGCGTCGCTTCTCGTCACGCGCTATGCGTTCCCGTATCATCTGTTCTGCGTACAGTTCTACGTCCTCGGTCTCATAGTCACTGTATATGTAGCTGCTTACCATTTCCATACTCTATATGCTTCAAATTCATTAGGGTTGTAATTTTCGTATTCGGGTGCCTCGTGACAGCGATATTTCGCCACCAAATCAATTCTGCTGTTTTCTTCAACCTCCCTTTGTATTTCAGACTTATAAAAACGTTCCTTTTCTTCTTCTATTTCCTTTTCCTTCTTGAAATTGTCCTCCCAGTATTCCAAGTTCTTTTTTAGGGTGTAATAAAAACTCAACCTCTTTTTGCACGGCAATTCCTTTTCTCCACACGTTACAGTAGCACTTCTTTTTGCTATTCTATTGAACTCCTTGTCTTCCCACAAATAACCCTTTTCTTTTCTGAACCAAACTCTTTTGAGATAATAAACAGAATCCTTTACCCTTGAAACACCTTCCTTAATCTTCTCGAATCTTCTTGCAAACATATTCTTCCATTCTTCCCTGTCCGGCAATGCTATTGTATAGTTATTCAAATTAGGATTGTATCTCATTGATTTAGTCGCCTTTTCCGGCTTCATGTATACTCTTTCTCCAAAAATCTCTTTCAATGCCTTTATAAACTTTCTCACTGTGTCTACACTGCATTTCATACGGCTTGCAATACGTTTAGGGCTTTCATAGAACGATACTTCGCAATTGTTCCATTTTATTGCCTCTAATGCGTGCTTATGCGCCATCTTTACAGCCTTTTCATAAACCTTGTCATAATCCGATTCCTTCCAGTCCTCGTTATTGTACAGCCATTCAACTATCTTTAAAATCTCGTCTTTCTTTGATTCCTCGTCATTCCATACGTCCAAATTATACTCTGCAATCTCTTTACAATACTTGTAATATCTTATCTTCTTTGAAATGTAATTCAATATCCTTGTAAAAATAGGAGACCATTTCACCCCCTTCTCCTTAATCACATAACGCAAATAATCCGGTAAATACATCTCTTCCGTTACATCCTTGAAATCCTTGTTTATGATTGTGCATACATCCTTTTCGGGAAATTTAATATAGTCATTCAATCTTAAAAACTTGATATAATCCTTCGCTTTTCTGTAGGAAATACCTACTTCTTCCGCAATCTTCAATGACAGTTCTTGTGTAGTAAAACTTCTTTTCCAAAACGTCTTATACTGATACTTCTTCTGATTTCTCTTGCAATACTTGTTGTTTATCAATCTAATAGCGCACAATACGCAGCAATACTCATAATCCTGGATAGTCTGTATATTCTTAAAATCCTTAATAGGAGATTTAATCTTTTTTGAAATGTCCTGGCATGATGCCGATTTTTCTGTATCTTTTTTCATAACCTTCGTTTTTAATTCTCACTTACCACTTCTTTTTTGTTTTACGTCTTGCTAAAGGACGCTCACTTCTTCAACTTCTTTTTCACTAAAACAAAAACAAAGAAAAAGGGGAAATTTTGATAAGAAGCTTGATTTAGTGAGAACTAAAAACGAAACCCCTTTTTCTTTCGCGGCTCCCAAATCTTCATCAGACCTTAACCGCCATGTTTTAGCACTGCAAACATAGGGATAAATTTTCAATCCACAAAATTTTTTCGAGAAAATTTTGCCGGGCGCGCCTTTTTCCCAAAATCCCTTCTTGTTTTCGTCTTCTTTCTTTCGCTTCGTCTCCCCTTTCTTTTTTACTTCCGTTAACACTTTCCATATCTCACTTTATCCCCTTCCCCATTTTTCACTCTTTCCCCTTCCTCCCCCAAACCCCCTATTGCTATATTGCAGTTCTTCCTCCTATTAATATACCCGTAAGGGTAAAAGAAGAAAGGGAACTACGTACCCCTTTAGGGGTTAGATAATACCCTTATGGTAAAATGTCAAAGTGTTGATTTCCAGATAGTTATAAATAGTAATAAATATTGACAGAAATTTCCTCGAAAAAGCCTACCTTTACACATGTTTAATCTTAAAAATTGTAAAATCATGAAGGTAATTTATGAATCGAAAATTGCGAAAATTATCATCCCGAATTTTTCCGCAATCCTAATTTTTTGCTGGCTGTTATGCAAGAAAATGAAAGAGTATTATGACGAAGAATTCCTAAAACATGAAGAAACGCATTCCTATCAATGGAAATCATTAATGATACCGGGCACCGTGCTTTTTAGCGGTCTTGCAGGCGTTTTCTCGTGCCCCTGGCTACTTCTCCTTATCCCGTTGACGTTCTATCTGTATTACGCCCTGGAATGGCTTGTACGTGTAATAGGAGCCTTAATCAAATATCACCCGGGTTTCAGTGGCGGTATAAAGAAATGGATTAAGAGAATCCAGGCTATAAACCATGATTGTTACCACGCAATCGTGTTTGAACAAGAAGCCAATGCAGTAGAAAAAGGACTGGTAGATTATGGTTTTTTGTCATTCTTCAAGTATTATTAACTCGATTGTCAAGATTTAGAAAAAGAAAAGGGACGTTTCACAACGTCCCAGTCTGTCGGGTTTCGCTAAACCCATGTTCTCATACTACAAAACAAAAATGAATAATTATACAAATTGAGTGAATATTTATGCAATAACTTTCTTTATGGAAATCGCGTTCTGCTTGATATTCCCGATTTTCCGAATAACCTCATTTGTGGAAATATCCCTATAGGAGAGAAGAATTTCCGAAAGTTCGGCAATCTTATCCACAATCACATTCATTTCCTGTAACCGTTGCCAGCTTATGGAGACGGAAAAATGATTTTTAATAAACTCGTCACGGGCTGTTCTTGCTTCTTCCACGGTACGGAAATAACCGATATTGTACTTCTTCTTTTCAACCTCTATTATAACCCGGTACGGCTTGTTCTTCGACCGTTTGTCATAATAATAGATATACCTGTTACTTCTCGGCTTCATCGTCTTCTTTCTTTTCGGGAACCGGAATAGTCCCCAGGCAGTGAACAAAGATGGCTGCGATAAACGGGGAAATGATAAGTGCCAGAAGCATCCATACACCGAAACTTCTGTTCATCCTTTCTGCCGTAGAACCTACCTCGGCACTCAGCATGAGATGAACGATAAAAATAATGATAGTCAAAAACACGATACCTGCATTCATAATTTAATCCTCCTATTTATTTAGTTCGTTAATAATTTTTACTGCCTTTTCTTTCAGACTTTCTTCATTTGTTTCGTTTCCCATTTCCTTGCTGATTAGGGATAATGTGCCATCCAGGTTCTTTCTGTATACAGTAACCATACTCATGCTTTCTTCTTTTGCCGGGTCATATACTGCCCGGTAGTTTCCTTTGCTTAATGTTCTCATGTTCTTGTAAAATTTTTGTTTGACTTCATTTTAATAGATTATTCAATTCTTGATTCCGTTAAATACGGAATTGTATTTTGTTTCGATAAATGCCGTATGCCCTTCATATTTACCGTTTATCTTCATTTCCAGATAGCAATACTGCAACCCATCATATCCAGTGAATTCCTTATATTCCAGTTCATAAGGTTTTAAACCTTCCTTGATTCTTTTGGACTGGTTCTTATCTAACCATTTCCTTGAATTCATAGCGTTATTCCATCCTGCTAATTCCTTCTCGTATTCCCATTGTGTTTCATTTGAAAAATAGATGGTTTTATTTAGCAATTTCTTTACGCAAGTAAGACCTACGACATATTCCTTGTTATCCATTTCTCCTTTGATTATTGCAAAATTGAATATCGTGCGTCCGCAATCCGAACAACTGTAGGCTATTCCGTTTTCAACTCCTTGCATACACATGCTGATAAGCTTGTATTCTTGTTTTGGTAAATTTCCTTTTTTCATGACTTTGTTTCTTTAATTTGTTTGACTTAATTAACCGCCTCCCTTAAGAAGACATTGCAAATATAAAACCTTATTTGGACATAAGCAACTGCTTATGTCCTTTTAACATAAGATTAACATATAACCACAAAGAAAACACCCGGAAACATTCTTTCACGAAGAGCGTAACCGGGTGTCAGTCAAACAAATATAAAATTTAGAGAAAGAAGGTTCTAAGTTATGTCCGGTTGAAAATATGTCGGATAATCCCAATCCTTGATAATTTCCTTAAGCTCCTTCCAGGGAATGAAAATGGTGTGAGATTCGATAGCCACCTTCTTGTTGCCAGTCCAATAAATAGAATAAAATACCGGATTCTTGGACTGCACTATACTTTCTGTCGTCCGTCCTTCCATGTCCTCGATAAGCTTGCTATATCCGAAATAGCTGATGTTCTTACCAAGAACCAGGCAGATAATATCGCCGGATTTGCACTTTAGAGCGCGCGCTATAGCCGTTTTGTCCTCGACGCTTATACTGTCATTGTCACGAAGTAAAACAAGCTTGTTGGAGCTGCAAAGCCAGTCTATATATGCACTTCCCCCGTCGTATGTAAATTCGTTTTTCTTACTCATTATATCAAGTCTTTATAATCGTCTTCCATTCTTTTTATCTCGTTCGTCAATTCCTGGCTTAAATGGAATAGGAACTGTTTCTGGTTGTCTTCCATCTCGTCCTCGTTACAGCTCATCTTCCTGGAAAGCTGGTCCAGATACCGGATAAACCGCTTTCTCTGGATAAGGTCTATATAGGAGACCACATAAAGAAGAGCGTCCATTCTTTTCTGAATTCCTGTAACTGCCCTATGCACCACAAAAGAAGGGTGATAAGGACTACTGTAAGAAGAACGAGACATATAAATATCGCTGTTATCATGTTTGCAAATATATGAAAATAAAACAAATAATTAATACTAAAGAACGTTCAAATTTTCGCCCTTGTCAATATATACGGGTCTCGAAACCAGGGAACACGGGGAAATGACAACATATTTCCCCGGACGGACTTTTCGTAACGTCATTCCCTGGTATTCGACAATATGTTCGACCCACACGTAGCACTCCTTCTTAATCATTGAGAACCGCCTTAACTTCAAACAACTTCTTTTCCGCTTCTTCCTTTGTCTGGAAATAGTTGAGGTTTTTGTACCGCATGCAGTCTTCCCGGGAATCCATTTCCATAGCTGCGAGCACTTCCATGGAATCAGAATCAATATAATAATAGGAATCGCCTTTTACAGCACGTAAGCGAAACGTTTTAAGACATTTTTCTTTCTCATCATAGTATAACTTGTTTTCGGAAAGAACGTTGTTCATAAGCTTCTTTTCTTCTGCTGTGGAAAATCTGTACCCGCATTTCACATAGTCATAGAAGGAAGAAGAATTTTCTGGAAGATGGAGACTGCCTTTTTTATAAAAGGCGTGGAAGTACATGTTTTCAAACAACGGTTCTCCTTCACTCTCCCTGTATATAATTATCGTACCGTCTTCATGTGTCAGACAATCGCCGTCATTAAGTTCTGTTAATTGGTAATCTCCATTATGTATGGAAATAAACTTTCCGTCTTTATTACATAAAACCTTTTTCATAATTGTAAAATATTTTTATTAGAAAACATAATTAATCAAATCGGAAATCCAGGACAAGAACTGTATCATTCCGAAGAAAAGAAGGGTACAAGTGAGTGCACCTACTCCGTACCAGAAACGCACCCACCATTCACGATATTTGGCTTTCAATACTTTATTACCGAAACGACCGTGAAAGAAATTTATAAGCTGCTTTTTCATGATATATAAGTTTTTAGAATTCAACAAGGAGAAGAGGTTTACAGTTTTCCCTCTCTCTGACCCACATATAATCTCTTCCGAAACCGTAATCAAAAAGAGAATTGAACGTAACCGGATAATCCATAGAAATAAACTTCATTGCTTCTCTCAGTTCTTTTTCGTCATTACATTGAACTATTTTGTTAAGCATATTGACATAAATAGAGATTGCTGTTGGTGAATGATAGGCATTCAACGGGTTTTCTACGATTGCTTTCATAATCAAATCCTCCTTTATGTTAATATATTTCATCCTCATGCAATAGTTCACAGTAAGCAGGAGTTTCAGCGTCCGTATGCTTATTGGTTATAAGAACCTCGTCACCATTGGTGTATATCCGTGTAGCAAATGCACCGAAAAACAAACTTTCTTTCATACCGAACAATATTACTGCATCATCATTTACATTTGCAAGTGCTGCAATCAATTCTTTCTTTGTCATAATCTTATATCTTTATTTGTTCAACATTTCGAGTTGTCTTTGAAGGAGATTAGCGCGGTTCTGTTCGTTGCTTGCAAATTCCATATTGCCGATAGACTTGTAGAACTCGACGTTTTCAAGTGCTTCTGCAAGCGCTTGTTTCTTTTGGGAAATCATAGAGGAAATTTCGTTAATGTTACCTCTCTTTATCATCTCTTCCATTTCCGTACCTCTCACCTTGTAAAATTCTGCTTTCATAACCTTATTTCTTTTAATTTGTTTGACTTATCGTTTTCCTTATCACATTGCAAATATAGATAGTTATCACGACATAAGCAACTGCTTATGTCCTTTTAACATAAGATTAACATAATCTTTCTTTCAGTGATATTTTATTTTTCAGAAATAGAAGAAAATGATATGTGATTATCAGACAGTTAACCCTAACTCTGAAAATTGCGTTGTTTTTCGGCATACAATAAAATAGAGAAAATGAAAACCGGGAACCGGGCAAAATACCCGAAATTCCCGGCACCCCAAAAACAATCAAATCACCTCATCACTGGTCCAATCATCAGAATTGTTAATTTCTTCTTCATCCACCAAAGGATAGGGATAAGTGATTTCCTCTTCTACAAGTTCCTCTCCTTCCGAAAGCATCATGATAGGAGGTACAAGCATGTTGTACGTCTCTTCATGCAGCAGCGCCTTCGTGCCGTCGTTACTCATTCGTCTTGTCTCCCAGTCTTTATCGAACTGTTTTAGTTCTTCTATAGGTATAGCTAACCGCTTCATATTATTCAGTTTTTACGTTTCAACCATTCTTCATTAAGTCTTTCTTTCTCGGTCTCTATTTCTTCAATGGTCAGAGACTTGTTATAGAGGGCAAAATAGTAGATGGCTCCTTTCAAAAGTCTACTGTCTCCCTCTCTTATAATACCCAAAGTCAATGTATCGGTATCGTCTGCATTGCCTACCGTAATCGTACTCCCATTATAGGAATTTTTAGTTTGATACGAAACGGAATCTTTTAAATTTACAGCCAGACCATATGTATATTCACTGAAAGAATATGTAGCATTATTTCCATATTCAAAAATGAATGCTCCATTACCAACAACAACTGATTTTGAAGCAACAACATTTTTAGTATTGTTTTCAAGTACCCTCCTGCATATCACTGTATAATCGTCAAGAATAGGAAGTCCGGTACACATACCGTAATCATCCACTCCATCGAATACCAGTGCACCCTCATAGGCTGTGGGGAGTTGGGTAATGGTGATATTGCAAGAACCAACTACGGATGCAGCGAACCCGGTAAATTTCTTGTAGGATATTGGCAAGTCATTGATGCCATTTTTCAGATAGGTGTGTACTCCCGTTCCGTCTTCGGCATAAGATACATATCTTAACTTAATGTCATCCGTTATACCTTCTACCTTTACTTGGTATGAAGATATTGTTGCGTCTACAGATGTCTGTAAAAACTTACTGTCTGCAACCAATATTTCTGTCAGATGAATAACAGAATCGGAGTTTGTGAAATTGGCTGCATTTACATTCTTTATCCAGGAATTGAAATCTATCTCATACTTACCGAATCCGGAAGAAAGAGAATAAGTGAAGTTCTTAAGAGCCATTTCATTCCCTTTCACTCCACGGATAGAAGAAGGCTTATCATTATTGGAAAATCCAGACATAAACCAAGCGTCCACCATAGCCTCATTGAAGGGTGGAATAGGAGGACCAGCCTTGCCAGCCTTCCTACCAAACAAAAGACTTGTACCAACCCCAATCATAACCCTATATTGAATTGTGCAGTAGTACCGTCAACAAATACTTTATCAATAAGATAAGGCATAGGAGAACCCATATAAGCGGAAACCTCGGTCTCGGAAATGGTATATGTATCTGGACCAGTCTCACCGATAAGGTGTACTTTGATAGTACCACTCGTCAACGGAATAATAAGAAACGCCCTTTTGTCATCGGGAACCAAGGTGTACTTTGATAGTACCACATCTTCGGCTGGTGTGCCGACCTCGAAAGCGCGTGAAATCGCTGTTATACTCTCAAAACCCTTGTTATTTGCTATGCTTACTTTAGTAGGATACATAATTATTTCAATTTAAATTTACAAATGATAAAAATACGAAATTTGCAAAATCGCGGCTACAGTATACTGTAGTATCGATTGCCCTATAAGGGAAAATACTTTCTGTATATAGTAAAATATATTTACGCATTAAATAGCGTCACCTTCTGACCGTTGCATAGGTCCATAGTGTCCACATGCAGCCAGCTAACACCGTCTTCCAGTCTGATAGGATAAGGAAGCTTGTCGGAATCGTCCACAATGATTTTCCGTGCCGCTTCCGCTTCCATACCGGACACAGTAACGTCGAATGCACGACCCAAGGCGTGGGCGCTCATATATGGCTTTTCAAGCATTGTCTTTTCCTTGCATAGAACACACACATTGCATCGTAAACCGCGCTGGGAATAGCTGCCTCCGTTCTTCCAGTTGTTGATAATGAAGGGCTTGCATAGGATTTCCTCCCTCAATACAAGGAGCGTTTCCAGTGCTTCGGTCGTGAAAAAGCTCCATATCTGCGATTCTGAATACTTGTTATACACGTGGGGGCATACAAGTTCGGGAAGCGTGAAATACCTTCCCAGTCTTCCAATAATCTCTTTTCTTTCCATAATACAAAATAAATTAGATAATAAAATAGGGGTTGCAGTCATTCAACCAAGCTTTCACCCCCAGCCATAACAGACTTGCAACCCCTACCGCTTTGTTAACCTTTAAATACAACTGCGATACAACCTTACCAGTTATCTATCACGTCAACAAAGATAGTGTTTTTATCTCAAAAACGAGCTAAAGTTCAGAAAATAATCGCTCGCACTCTTCCAGCTCCTTTTCTATACTCTCTTTTATCATCGGAAAATAGGTTTTCGCCATATCCTCGTCAATATAGAAATAGGAATCGTAGGAGTTCGTTATTTGTATCTTCCCTTCCATCTCAAATCTGGAAATTCGCTCTAATTGGTCTTTCAAATATTCGATTTTATTGTGCAACCTATTTGCTTCTTTTAATTTCGACTTGTCCATAACTGCTTGATAATAAAGCCCCATTTCGGGGCTTTTGTGAAAATAATAAGTATATAGAAAGATTTATTCTACAATTTCCGCATCACTTTCTGGCTCGTATTCTTTCTTTTCCTCTTCAATAGGGGCTTTCTTCCATTGGTCTATGAAGTGTTCGATTACACGTCTTCCGTCAGTCACAACCTTTTCCAGTTTTTCGTCCGGTTCCAGCATCTCATCTGCCATTGCTGCGGCTATGTGCTTTGCCTTCATCACTTCTTCCACCAAATCACTGTCTATCAGTTCACCCAGGCTTTTCTTTGTAAGCAGGTTAAATGTCAGTCCTTCAATGATTTGTTTTCTCTTTGACATAGCCTGCAACATTGCATTCATACGGGGCGCGAATTGTTCGGGCTTCATGTTCTCGAAGCTCTTGTCATCAAATCCCTCGAACTTTTCTGCCGCCATGAATGCCACTTCATATTCTTTGGGTGTCATTACCACGCCAGCCTGTAAGCATTCCGTGCAGAACAAGATGAACTTTACATTGTTTCTCAAATCTTTTTCCATAATCTTTTGTCTTTTAATATGTTGTTTTTATAATTGTTCCACGTTGTACAATGATACAATAACCGTTCCAGGACTGTTCCTTACGTCATATTGTCTGTTATATGCCTCTTCCCCCTTCTTTGCAAATTAACAATTATAGGTTGACGGTTTATAATCATGTTATCGGGGCTGGGCATTCCCTTCTTTATGCCAAAGGGTCTTTCCCTTCCCGGTTATTCATATCACTGCTTTTCCTCTTTGATATCCCTATTACCATTGTAACAAATGTATAACGGGTTAATAATAAAAATATGGTCTGTAGGGTATCGTGGAGGGTATTTCTCTTTTTTATTTCTCCTTGTATATCCCGGTCACTACCCCTTCTTCATCCGTTATGAATAGGGTCTTGTGTTCCTTTGATTCATACACCCTTTCCGACAGTCTTCTTACCGGGTATGTGTTGCCGTTGCTGTCCTTGATGGTGTACATTATTTTGTTTCCTTTCTTGAAATCCGGTTCCTTGGATTGCTTCTCGTTGTCCTTCGTTACCCACTTGTTGCATATATATAGGAGGCGCACCGCTTTCCGGAACACATAGAAATCGTCCTTGTCTATCATTACCCTTTCCTTGTTTCCGAATCCAATTGAATAGACCATTCTTTCCATGTCGTATACCTTATGCAGGAGCTTTGTTAGGGTATGGGTGAGATGGAAGATTGTTTCACTAATCATGTTTTCCGTGTCTTCTTCTTCCTTTATTTCAATCGTTGTCTCCTTGTTTATGAATGGGTCCAGTACGTCAATCATGCCGGACATCACGTCAGTAATAAACTGTCTTGCAGAATGTCTTACACATGGTATGCTGCCCTTTTCTTCTATGAGTATCACATCTTCCCCCTCTTTATAGACTGCATTCATGCCGAGTTCCGTTGTGCACATCAATGTGGCCATATCGGTTCCCTTGATTATATACGTGTCTCCGTACTTATGCTTTAGCTTGTATATAGCATTGTTCATTCTCTGTTCAAACATCTTTGTCTCTTTCCTTTCTCCTTCTTCTATCCCCTTGTAGAAATCACTGAGGAATTGTTCCACGTGGAACAATGGACTTTTTGCTGTTTGTTCTCCTATCAATATAGCAGTAATCTGTTTTGATTTAGAGGCTGTTAAGTCCATTAAATAGCAAATATTTAATACTTTTTTGATACTGGCTTCTGTACAGCACACCAGAATACTGTTGTTGTACTTTTTCTGAAATTCTTCCTTTTCCATAATCTTTTTATTTTTAGGTTTTGTAAAATATCTATACTGATTGTCAAGAAAATAGGGGTTATTTTGATTTTCACCCCTTCTTTCCGTGCTCTTAATAATTTGCGACCTTTTGACGGGTATTGGCGACGAAAGTCTTGTTGTTTCCGGCAAGCTTTATCGGGCCAAGGTTCTCCCAGTCACCGTTTGCCCATGTTTTCGTTATGATGGAATCTATGTACTTGTCCATATTCTCCTTGATAAGCTTCTTTGCAGGTGCCAGGGAATGGAAGGTGAACATAGGGCTTGTCTCTTCGCAGTCCACATCGTGTTCCCACTTTTTCAATTCCTTGTTGAATCTGTCACCCTTGTACTTTATTGTTACGGGTTCACTGAAATATACTGTATAGGTCTTCATTTTGTTCTGCTTTTTTGCTGGTTATTGATTATCTGTAATATTGTTCCCTTGCTGCCTTCGCTATCGCTTCCCCGTATTCTTCCGGACTTGCCAGGTAAGGTATCTTGAAAAGTTCCGATACGAGTTCGAGCTTTTCCTTGTTTGTCATTCTCTTTGCTATGTCCTTTACGAGAGTTACTCCGTTCATGTCTACATATTCCTTGTATGCTTCATGGAGTTCTCCGCGTTCGTCCAAATCGTTTATTATTCTTCTTGTAGGGAAGCAGCGCAGTATCTCGCTGATATAGGTGTCGTCCCCGTTCTTCTCTATCTCCTTATAGATAGGGTCAAATGAATATTCGTCCATAAACTCCATCACCTTTTCTGCGATTTTCTTTCCTTCCAGTTTTACTTTGGGGCTTGCCATAATCTTTTGTTTTTATTTGTTTGACATCTTGTTTCTTATCACAACGCAAATATAAGACCTTATTTAGACATAAGCAAGTGCTTATGTGCTTTTAACATATAATTAACATATAAAAGGATATAATAAAAGCCAGCTATTTATCACAAACTGCTGGCTGTCAATTAGATATTAACTACTAATACTCAAAAAATGAACATAAAGTTTTTCGTTTGATTTTAAATCTCGTAGTCCACATCCCATGTTATCGAATCCAAAGATACGAATTTATACCCGGTTTCCTCTTCCAGGACTGATTTTATTTTCTCTACTTCCTTGTCTGTAGGAGGAACCTGCATTATTTCCACATTCATAGGCACATGTACCTGTACCGTTGTGTCCTCGTCCATTCTCATTGTTGCGATTGCTACTATCATACTATTTATTATTATAGGGTTAATTAATCATTGTATTCTTCCGGTATCGGTTCGTTCTGCATCCATTTCACATACAGTTTTTCCATGCACATGTCAATTTCTTTCAATGCCTGTTGTTCGGTCAGACCGTATTCTTTTGTAAGTCTTTCCATTACGCATTTTATTACTTCCTCAACATATATCTTTATCATAACTATTTGGTTTTTAATTGTTTAAAATAGGCATACTATTTATCACAAACCGTATGTCCGACTGAATTTTGAAAATCATAAATTAACTAAAAGTCAAAACAAAATGTAATTATTTCTTTCCGATTTCAACACCTTTCATCTGTCGTAGGCGGTTAAGAAGCCGTTCTCTTGTCTTTGATTTGGACGGTTCCTCGATTATCTCTGCCTCGACCACTTCGGGTATCATTTCTTCCACGAATTTCTTGTTTTCCGTTTCTATTTCTTTCCAGTCATAGGACTTTATCAATGCTCCAGGAAGCATGACTTTTTCAGACCCTAATACCGGGTTGCTTGCAAAGCCGTTAAAGTCCTTATAATAGGAGGTGCAGAGCTGGTGCATCAGTATTTCGGGCTTTATTCCCGATTTTGCAGCCACCATACCCACTATAAGGCTGTTTACGGGTATGTCACGCATTACACGGCTTATGTTTTCCTCTCCGTGCAATGTCGCGTTTATGTCTATCTTTCCGTCAACTGTAAGTTTAATTTCATTACCTTTTACTTCCTTCCGTGCGGCTTCCAACAAGGCGCGTATTTCCTTTAGGATATTGAGTGCGCTTCCCACGTTTCCTTTGCTCCAGAACTCTTCATATTTGAGCTGCAAGTCTGTCATACAGTCATTTATGATTTCCAGTCTTCCGGCTTCCGTTGCCACCTTATAGCGGTCAGAACGCATCACGTACTTGCTTTGCCTTGCCTCTATGAGTGACTTGTGATTGTTGAAGAATTTTACCAAATCTTCTTCTCCAAGCGAATAACCTTCCTTTTTCCGGATAATTTTAATAATATCCTTGGGGTTGTGCATGGAACCGAACAAGTCCAGTAACATAGGGGTGAGTTTGGCAAGTGCCTTTGCTTTGTCGTTATGCAAGTCGAAAGCATGGAAATACTCACTCTTTACCCTGTGGAACTTGGCAAGAAGGGGCAACATCACATTTGTACGAATTTCTGTAGCGTCGTTTATTGCTTCCTGGGATGCTCCGCGTTTCGCCATGATACCCTTTATATTGACAAGCTTAAGGTCTATCACATAGGTATAACCTTCGTTCCCCTCATACTGCATAAAACGGTCCGGGTGTTCGTCAAGCTCCCTTCTTACCATCTCATAAGCTACGTACTTGTCTTGCATGTAGGGTGAAGCGATTAAAACGAAATCGGGCGCATCTTTTAGAATGTCCTCTTTAGTATATTCTATCTTTTTTGCCATATATAGAAGTTTTACCCACAAAGGTAAGTTTTAATAGGGAAATAAGCAATAGTTTATTTGCCAAATTAATACCATGTACACGAAACCAAAACTTCTTCCTTTTCCTGTTCAACAAATGAAACCTCCGGTTCCACATTTTCACTGATTGTTGATTCAAACCACAGCATTTCTTCCGGTTTCGCTGTCATATCCGGTTCCGCAAATTTTTCTCTGTCCATCGTAATACATTTCTATTTCGTTTTCTGCTAATGTAAGTTCCCACGGCTGTAACAACAAGTCCATTTTCATAACTTTGCATTGAGGCATCCATACCCTGTCATTGTTGTACTTGACATTCTGTACTGCGTGCACATCCACTTCGACCAAATAGCGGTTCTCCTTTCCGATAACAACGGGTTCAAAATTGACCGCATAGCATGCCATCTTATGCACAAAATCTTTTTTGTCCTTGTATTCCAAGACAAAATTGCATATAAACCCGTCGTTATTGTCGTTATAAGTCTTCGTAACCTTCTTTTGATAGAGGTAAGCGATTATTTTCTGTATCATTCTTCAATTCTTTTTCGTTGTTTTCTACGATACCTTGTATTATATATCTCTGGTATGCGCTAAAAATAAATCTGTCCAATAAAGGGCATGAATCATTGTTCTCGTATCTTCGTGTATGATTCAGAATAAAACTGTCGTCCGTGTTTTCCGTTTCGTACACGACACGTTCTTTATTGTTGTCATTGTCCCTATAGGTAATACTTGTCTTTACCTTATATTCTTCGTCTTCTCCTTCCGACTGAATGTTTATTGTTATTGTTTCATTCAGTTTACACCGTGTTGGACTTAAAGTATATTTTAATGTTTCAATACTTACATATTGATACGAACGATTAAGAGGCGAATTAATTATAATCACATCTCCCTTGTCTATTCTATGCCATCCGCAATTTTCATTAAAATATGAAACAATGGCATTTCCCGTCTTTCTGTTGTACCCTACCAGCATAGAGATACGCCCTTTAACGTCCATTTCTTTTCCGATATGATTTTCGATATATGCTATCGCTTTAGCAACAAACTCTCTTTCTTTTGTGGGAAAGCTATATGCCCTCCCAACGTATAATCCCACTTCAAATAGTAATATTCTTTAGGGAAATAGAGGGGGTAGATAATCTTTACAAAAATTTCGTCGTCATAACTGCCGTATCTTTTCCCCCATTCTATGAGAACTTCACTGTCCGTTATATACACTTCCTTTTCATCCGCTATTTCCTGCAATTGCTGCAATACTTGTTCCGGTGTGTATTTACATATAAGCTTGCTACTGTATATGTATTTCCCATTATATTTTCTTCCTACCCTTGCATGTTTTTCAAACGGCAAATGAATAGAGTTTTCCGGTCTGCTTACCGTCTCTTTGAAAATTCTTTCTATGTCTTCTACTTTCATAATCGTACTGTTTAAATATCCCAATCTTTTAACGCCATTTCCAGGCATTGGCTTATACTTAATTTCGGGTCTTCCTTTAGGTATTCAAGCGCTGTAACAGCTACTTCCGCTTCCATCCCATATCTGGCAGCCTTTATCATACATTCCAGCCAATAGGTTCTTTCTTCTGTGTAGGTCATTATTTACCCTCCTTACATTTTTCTACAAGTTCCAAATTTTGAGGTATGAACGCGCGCTGTTCACCGTCTATCTTTAAATGATAATAGCGGTTTCCTTCCGTTCCGCATATACTTGCTACTTCCGTAATCTGTCCTATTAACATCATGTTGGAGCAATGGAGTATTTTTACCTTATCGCCTACTCCGAACTTTTTAGTTTTCATACTTCTTTTTCTACTTTATAGTTAAACGCTTCCAGGAACGCCTCTACCACCATTTTATTGAGTATAGTTTCTTCCTGATGTGTATAAATAGGGATAAGATGGTGTTTCCGGCACCACATATCCATCATCTTCGATTCCGCAAACTGCCACAGAAGCTTTTCATAGCTTTCTTCTGTGTGCACCTGGGTTTCTCCTTTAGGGTTGGTTATTCGTATCATAGTATTATAATTGTGAAGGGCTTTTAAAAGCCCTTCTTGTTATAAATTCAAACAACAAACAGACATATCGCATTCCTCGTCGTATTCGTAGCCAAAAAGTTTTCCTTTGAAGTAGTTCTGCAATCTTTCAAATGCGCTTTTGTTTTCTTCATCCCAAGCTATCGTTATCATGTTAACACGGGCAAAAGTTATTTCAACATTAACTTTTGCAACCTTTGAAAGAGTGTTTTCTAACATTTGTTTCTTGGCTTTAAATACTGAATTCATAATCTTATCTTTTTATTTGTTTGACTTATCGTTTTCCTTATCACACCACAAAGATAAGATTATGTTATGACACACGCAACTGCTTATGTCGTTTTAACATATAATTAACATATCAGTCCTTTTCCACATATTCGATTATAGGGGTTTCCTCTACCTTCATCAGTCTGCATTCGCCTACAAGGTCTTGCATGTATTCCAGCGCTTTAGTAGAGGCTTTTATAAAGTCCTCATGCTGTTGCAATATAACCAGCTTGTATTGTTTCAGCTTTCCAGAAACGGTTACCTCACTGTATACGCCCGTGCATTTGTACCATCGTCCCCCGTGCTTTTCGTTACGCTGCACCGAATCTATAATCACCTCCTTAATAGGAGATATGGCAAAGTCCGCGTCTATATTGAACATCCCGTATTCGGTTGTCATTGTTTCAGCGTCCATATAGTTTTCTGCCTGTACCGCTATGACATCAACAAACTTCTTATAAGCTCCACTTGTCGAATTCGGGTCGGGTGCCATATAGGTAAACGTGCACTCGAATATCATTCTTTCGCCTCCTCTTCCTGTTTGGGACAAAGCACACATATAGGCACAGCCGGATATTGGCATACAAGCGGAATACAAGCCGTTTCCGCGTTTCTGTTCTTCCCCCTTATCCTTCTTACCAAATCATCGAATTCTTCCTTCTCCACGAAAAGATATAGAGGATGTACCTTGTAATCCTTGTCCTTCTGTATCATGATTTTTTGCTGTTCCATATGGATGTTAAGCATTTCTTGTGTAGGCAGGTGTTCTTCCAGTCCTGTTACCTTGTTGGCGCATATAAGTGATACACTCTTTCCCGGTTCAAGTACGGGGATATACATTTTTTGCTTTTTCATAACTTTAAATATTTACCTTTGTCAATTCTTTTTACTTCTCCTTTACTCATTTTCTTTAATAGGAAGTGGTCTATGCCGCTCCTTACAGAACCGGGGTGGAAATCCTTTATCTTTGTGATAAATTCAATCCGGCAAAATTCGGTTCCTGGTTTCATCCGCTTAAATTCGCGGTCTATTTCCATATATACGGTTTTCTTTGGTTCATCGTCAAACATTGCAATATACAAGCTCCTTTCTTGCTCTGGTTATAGCCACAAACAATAAACATTTTTCATTATATAATGCTTCTTCCGTGTTCGCATACTTGCTGGGTATCAAACTCTTGTTCAGCAAGAAAACACGGTCTGCCTCCAGTCCTTTAGACTTGTGGATAGTGGATAATACGATACCTTCCGTATCGTCCTTATATATCTCCTTTATATTGTCTTCCAACTTCTTCATATCGCCCCAATTCTTGTAAAGTATTTTTAAAATAGTGCACTTTTCCAGAAACGCCACATAAGAAGGGTTATTCTTTGCCTGGATATCGGTAAGGCCGCGTTCTTTCAGTTCGGAAATTTTCTTCTCGCACATTGCATCAAGGTCTTCAATGTATTTTATCTTATCCACAAGTGCTACAAGTGCATCTCCGTATTCCTTGCCTTTGATTATCGCTTTCTTTCCCATTTCCAGTAAATAGAGAAAGACAGTTGCCAAAGGCAGATTGTTCCGGCATAGGATAAAATCCCCGTTTTCCGCTTCGTCGAACTCTCCTTTTCTTACAATACCGTCTATCGCATTAGGTGCAGCAACAATCCCGTTGTTAAAAACTTTTCGAGCTTCTTCGACTATGTTCTTGCCGCATCTGTATGTAATATCCAACGGTAATACTATGGTGTTGGGATAAGATTGCAAGGACTTGAAAACCTCTAAAGAACTCCCCTGGAAACCGTATATACATTGCCTGGAATCACCAACAACTACAAACCGACCGCTTTTCTTTATATAGCGTAAAGCAAGCTCTTTTTGTAAGGTATTCGCATCTTGTTGTTCGTCCAAGGTAACAATATCATATTTAGGGAAATCCTCACTATCAAGTAGTTGGTAAGGGAAATAAAGCATATCAGTAAAATCAATGTTAATTTCTTTTACTGAATTTATCTTCTTCATTTCCTTGTGCCAGGCATTTCTAATTTGTTCCATGTCCCCTACCATACGTTCCTGGAATTCGATATTCTTTTCAATACAGATACCCGGTATTTCCTTCTCGTAATCCGTAATAAGGTTGACCCTTATGTAGTTCCATATTATTTGAATCTCGAATAGGTATCGAATCTGCTGCTTCACGTCCATATCCTTTGTGTCCAGAATTTTCTTCCCGATAACAAAGCATTTATTCTCGTTGATTTTCGGTTTTATACGGAAATTGGAAAGCAGCACGCGCAAACCTTTAGAGTGAAAGGTGTTGACGTCTATATGGGACGGTAAACGTTCCCTCAATTCTTCCGCAATGCTTTTGTTGAATGCCATAAACAGAACCTTTTTATTAGGTGGTGTCCTTCTGCAACACTCCACTATGCAAGTTGTCTTGCTGCTGCCTGCTGTTGCTTCTATGGCAATGTTTTTCCGTGTATTTTCGTATGCGTCGAAAATGGCTAATTGTCTGTCACTCCATTTCATCTTGTAAAATAGGTTAACTGATTGATATAATCTACCAATGATTTATAGTCTTTTTCGCGCTTCATGTCCATTTTCTTTTTAACTACGCTTAGAACATCACCGAATTCTATATTATTGTAGAAAACGGTCCTGTTGTAGTCTATCTTATTCATTACCCATATGTCTACGTCCACATCCTCTATCTTTATACGATATAGAGGATTTGTTTCCGGATATTCGGAAAGGATGTCGCTTTTCATGTCCTTGTTTATCCCTGCCATTGTCTTTAAAACGCGTAATGAATCGTCGCTTATCCCTTCCATCTCTATATCAAGGTCGTGTGGTTCCACATTGAAACCATGTACATACATAGCCATACTTCCACCCACAACCATGCGTTTACACTGCAAATTGTTCTTTAATACGTTCAAAACTTTAAACAATTTGTTAACTTTCTCTTCTTTAGTAAAAACAAAATCCTCATTCATAATTCTATTATTTTATCAAGTTCGTAATTATCAAAATTCTTATAATCTGCCAGCATATCGGCTACATGGTTCCCGTATATTATAGGGTTACTCACATCCTTTTCATGTCCCCGGACTTTCATAAACCGTACGACCATCCGTCTACGCTCGCATAGTTCTTGTTTTATTTTTTCTATAATATCCTTGTTTACCGTCGGTCTTAATTCCGGGTCTGTCATACAGCTAACCGCATACTGGCTATCGCTCCATATCGTAACCTTTAGAGGCACGTCCTTTTTCATGCTCTGCACGGCATGCAATATCGCCCTTAGTTCACATCTGCTTATAGTGGTGTCGCTATACCCTTTGGAGATAAAGTATTCCTTTCCTTCTTCCTGGATATACACACCGCAACCGCCAAGACGTGACTTCCATTCACAACTGCCGTCGGTAAATATTGTTATTTCTTTTCTTTCCATTCTTTCAACTTCTTTATCAGTGCAATATCCATTGAATCGTCACGGCTTACCTGTACGTCAATACCCTTGTTGACTGCATCCGTTACTTTTATCTTTCCGTCTAATAATTCGCGTATCTGCGTGTCTATTGTGTCACTGGACAGCAAAAAATAGACGTTCATAGTCTGCGTCTGCCCCATGCGGTCTATACGCCCGGTTGCCTGCTCCAGTTCTGCCGGACGTTGCGGCAATTCAATAAACGCCATGTTGTAACAATGTTTCTGCAAACCGTCTATACCCGTAGATAATGATGCAATGTTGGCAAATAGGAAGGTCTTTTCTTTCTTCCATGTCTCAACCTTTCGCATCTTTTCTTCCGTGCTGTATTTCCCGGTCACAACCTCACTGTTATTGAACTCCTTTCCAAGCCTTTCCAGTATGTCGGTCGTGATACCGAACACTATCATTTTCTCGTCCTCGTTTGCTTCGCTCCATTCCTTCAAAAACTGGACAATGAACTTTATTTTCCCATTTATAGACAGCTTTTTCAATCCGGACAACCTTACAAGCTGCTCCGCACGTATGGCACGTTCTGCCGCCTCTATGTCAATATTAGCCAGCCATTCGATAAAATCCTTTTCTGCTTTCCTATATTCCTTTTTATTGGTTATCGGTACATTCACTGTCTGTTTGATTATAGGCGGCAATTCGTTCACCACGTCTCGCAATTCCTTCCGGAAATAACAGTAATGCTTTATTACCTTGTTCAGTTCCATCGTACACGAAGCCCCGGTACATACAAGTCCAAACCGCGTTTTCTTTGCAGCGCAATATCTGTAGAGATAATATAACGAATCCGGGAATATCTCTTTAAATCTTCCAAGAATTCGTAATATATTGATAAGCTCCTGGGGTCTGTTCATAATTGCCGTACCACTTAATCCTATGGTTTTTTCTGCATTCTCCACGATTTTTTGCACGCATTTAGAACGTATAGATTTCGGGTTCTTACATAGGTGTATTTCATCGATTACCGCTAACCCCCATTTCTTGGTAAGGGAACGGCTGTAACGAAGTTTTACTTCTTTCTTACCTTCTTCCTTTGCACTACGTTTGAAAAGATAGTCATAATTTATTACCGTAACATCCGCTTTCCAGTCCGTGTTGGTCTCGTCCTTTGAATCAATCACATGTACCGTTCTGTTAGGGTTGCACAGCTTCCATTCGTTGACCCAGCTTTGTTTTACCGTTGCCGGACAAACCACAATGCAGGGGAATAGGTTAAGCAATTCTGCCAGTGCTATGGACTGTCTTGTTTTCCCTACGCCCGGACCGCAACCGTTAAGGCAATTGCCATGATTAACCATATAGGACACGCCCTCTATCTGATAATCCCTTAGATGTAGCGGCAATCCCAGGTAATCGAACATTTCTTTCAACTCCTTTTCATTTACAAGGGGCTTGATTTCCTTTAGGGGGATTTCTATCTGTCTTTCCGGTTTTTCGTTCTTGAATCCGTTACCCTCCAAGAAATATTTTAACATTTGAGATTTTTCTAAAGAAGGTTCAAAATACCACTCTTTCAAAGCCGGGTTATATTTGGCTCCGAAATCACGTTTCATTTTATTTACAAAATTGGCGTTATAATTAAAGCCAATATAAACGTAGTCCTTATCTCTATACCAATATCTCATTACCAAAAGATTTACAAAAATAAGAGGCTTATTTTCTCAAACCAGCCTCTCCCACTATGTCAAACAAACAAAAGAAACTCAATCAAACATTGAATTTTTCCTTAAATTCCTCAAACGTGAAAACGGGTATTCCGTATTGTTCCGCTTTCTTTTCCTTGATGGTTCCCAATCCTTTTTCCTTCACCACCAGGCATGTTGTTTTCTTGCTTACAGAAGAACCTATCTTATGCCCCATGTCCGTTAATTTCTTTTCCGTATCGGGCGAACGAAATCCGGTAAATACAACCGTCATTTGTCCTTCAAAGGTCTTTTCTTCCAATCCGTAATAAGTTATAGGGATATGTGCGGAATCATCATCGTTCACCCACCAATCTTCAATACCTAAAACAAATGCTAAAGCTGTATTAAATCCGACACCTTCAACTTTGTCTTCAATGTCAGCCGCCCAACTTTCATCACATTCTTTTGCAAAATCAGCTACATCTTTACAAGTATATAACTTTAATCCGTCAAGAATTTTTTGGCATGTCTTTTCGGCTATTACACCCCCAAATTTATTATAGGCTGTCAATAATTTTGCAAAGTTCGTACCTTTCTTTTTTAAGTTTTCAAACTGTCTTGACAGTACCTTTGCACCTACATTTCCTATGCCTTCAATCTTCTTAAGGTCTTCCTCTGATAATAGAAGAATGCTATCCGGTGTCTTGTAGCCAGCGTTAAACAGTTTCTTTATTGTCGGTTCTCCGAACTCTTCAAAATCTAAAGTGTTGAAAAAATATACACATTTGGCAAGCATTACACCGTCACAATTTTTGTTGAAACAAATCAAGTCCACATTGTTTCTGTCCATCTCCAAAGGTTTCCCACAAACGGGACACTTGTCGGGCAAACAACTTTTTAAAGTAGGCCAAGACACGGTAAATATATGTTTCGGTATCACATCACCAGAACGGCAAATAATGACACGTGAACCTGGCATAATAAAATTATCCTTTACATAACGGGCATTATATGCTGTACATTTGGAAACCGTAGCTCCGCACAATTCAACGGGTGTAATGTCGATTACCGGGGATAATCTGCCGTCCTTTGAAATCTGCCATCTTACATTTTCTACCTCTGTTTCCTCTCTTTCCGACCAATCCGGGTTCTTGTAGGCAATTGCATAACGTGGGTTGCCGTTCGGCAATCTTCCAAGCTCTTTTCTTATTTTTGCGCTATCCACGTCTATAACAAGACCATCGCATTTGTAATCATTTGTTATGCCCTTGAAAATATTGTCCATATATTCATTAAACATCTTTTCGCTATGAATGATTGTTTCTACGAATGTTTCTACATAACGAACTTTTACAGATGAATTGTCATTCATAAAGGCAATCATGCTTACCTTGTCCCAATCCTCGTTAGAATATCCATACCTTATATACTGCACGTCCCTCATATTTGGAGATACAGTAGGAGAATTGACAAGACCAGCTACCGCATTTCTCGCAGACTTGTAATTTGTCCGCTTCTTCAATGTCAAGAAAGTGGAATTACGGAAAATGGCTTCTCCGAAAGTATAATATCCTTCCGTTCTTTTCACGTCCTTAAATCCGTGGTTAATCATCTGTTCAAAATGAGAAGTACAATTCTGTCCTACCTCGCCATTTCCGCGCGTCCACGCCTTCTTGTTATATTCGTCCACGCATAAGGAAATTCCATCAAATTTAGGAGTGATAATCAGTCGGTCTTCATTTTTCAGTCCACATGACTTTACCCACCTTACAATCTCGTCATAAGTTTTTACCTTTTCAAGACTGTACATCGGAATAGGAAGTTTTTCTTTTCTTCCAGAAACCTCGTCATTAACTCCTTTCTTGAACCAGTTCGCATTAGGGTTAACTGCATGCAGTTGTTCTACCAGCGCGTCAAATTCCGCATCCGTTATTTCCGGCTCGCCTCTACGATAAGCGTTGTTATATTCCCTTATCTTGCCCTCCAATACTTTAGGGTCTACATTTGATTTTACCATAGTTAAAACTCGTTTTTCTTGTTAGAAATAAAGTAAATGTAATCGTCACTTCCAAACTTGAAGTCCTTTCTCGGTCTTCCCTGTAACCGGGTATCTATTCCGATAGGGTTCAATTCAGACAACTGGAAAGTAAGGTGCTTAACATCTTCCGTTATATCCACCGCTCCGCGCGCCTCGTTAAACGGATTATCCCTTGTCTTTGTGACAAAGTTTTCCACCATGAAAACTTTATAGGTTCCCAAAAAGTTTACTGTTATGAACTTGTAGCCCGTGAGAGCTACAAGCGTCCAGATATTTTCTATTAATTCGTTCACGTTACTAAAATTTTAAATTTTATTCCCTTATCACAGTGCAAAAATAAGATTATGTTATGAGATACGCAAGTGCTTATGTGCTTTTAACATATAATTAACATATCACCCACCGAAAAAGTCCTTAGTCATTTTATCCCTTTTGGCTTGTATCCTTTCATTAATACCCTCTTTTTCAATGCCTTTCTTGTATCGCGCCTTAAGGATAGAGGCTTTGTTTTCGTTGGATTGGGAACCGAAAGAAGCGAACGCCACATTTATATCGCCTTCGCTTTCCGGCAATTCCTCACGATACCCCATCTGTTTTCCGCATACCTTACAATAAGGTATGTTAATAGGTACGGTTCCATTATTAGTATATTTAAACATCGGGCGCGTCTCTATGATTTCCTTCCCGAATTCCGTACATTCCTTGTTTTCGCATTTCCAGTATATCATATCTATTATCATTTAAAATGTCTACGTCCATATTCTGCCATCAGTAAGGAATCGGCAAAGTTATCATCGTCCTTTAGGCTCCTGCTGGACCGTTTTAAACTCACATCCGGGAAAATACGGTGTGCAGCCACGATACTCATTTTCTTTACGTCCTTTACTGTCTTGGTACCATCGTTTTTTGTTACCATCTTTATACCCTTGTGCATGTCCGACTGCCATTTTTTAGGCGGTATCTTTGTATAGGGTAATCCGGCAATTGCACAAAAGAATTCCGGTACGCACGAATTATAACCGAACGTAAACGTTCCTTTTGCCGAAGAACCATACAGTGCATGCACATCCTCTATCACAACATGCCGGACCTCGTAACCTTCGACAAAAGCAAGCATCCTATTTGCCGTCTCTATCATATCCACTACCTTAATATCCTTAAAGATGGGTTCAGCCTTGACAAAGGTTCCATCTTCCGCAATCATTGATACAAACCCCTTTGTTCCGGGGTCAAATCCCATAAATACTTTCATGTTACACCTCCAGTCTTGATATTCCGTTTTCTTTTATTACTTTAAGTTGCTTTATCTCGTCATTAAGCTTTGGTACATGCGTAACAATCAATATTGATTGTTTCAAAAACTCCGTAGAAGCTATTATATTTTCTATACCCAAAGAATCGCTGCTTTCCAACACTTCATCCAGCAATAAAAAATCCATGCCTCCATATTGTTTTGTGGCATTAATCATGCTTTGTATTGCAATGATAAGAGCCACTTCCACACGTGCCTGTTCACCGCCCGAATAGAAGAAAAAGCTTTCCATTTCGTCACGGAAAACATAGGGCGTTATCTCCTCTTTCAATGTTCCGTTCGCGTTCCGTTTGAAACCTTCAATCATCAGACGCAAATCGCTTTTCATTTTCTTTAGTACATCATTGGCCGCGCTTTGGATATTCTTTATCTGCTCCATTGCCAAATACATCTTAAAGTCCTTGAATCGGCTATCCCATTGCTGTACCTTAAAAATACCGTTCTTTATGTCAAGAATTTTTTTGTTACCTTCCTCTATGTCCTTGGAAAGTTTTTCTACCGCCTTTTCCTGGTCTTTAATAGAGGGTCTTTCCGCTTTCTGCTTTTTCAGCTCCTCTATATACCCGGTCTTTGATTCAATAAGGGAACGGTTTGTTTCAACCTCTGAACGCATCTTTACAATGGAATTTTCATACCCCTTCTTTTCACGTTCAAATTCTCTTATCCGGTCTTCAACCTCCATCATCTTGTCAACCACTTTTCCACGACGGACACGCAGTTTACGTTCTTCCTCTTCCGTTTCTTTCCTTACATCCTGGTATTGGGAGATAAGGTCTTCCAGTTCGTTTATAGAGGTCTCATATTCGTTTTTCTTTACTGTATTCTTATCAATGGCTGTTTTATAAGCCTCTTTGTCAGCCTCCAGTTCCTCAAAATCCTTGTCAGCATCCATAAAAAACTTATGATTGCAATTAGGGCACACAATGACACCAGAAAGCAATACTTCGACCTTCTGTAATTTCTTCTCATAATCAGCTAATTTCAGCGCATAATCCTTGCGCCTTTCTTCCTTGTTTGACTTGTCTTTCTTTAGTCCGGCTATTTCCGTGTCTATTTCTTTATAGGTGTCCTTGTAAGCATCCATATCAAAGCTTTCAAGTTCTTTACTTACTTCTTCTTTCAGCTTTATAAGCCCTTCGATATCCTTGTCTACGCCTTCGATATCCTTTTCCGCTTTGGGAATACGCATCCTTACAAGGTCTTCAATAAGAATTTGTAAAGAATATATTTCTGACCGAATCTCACCTATAATACCCTTTTTCTTTTCTTCCGGGTCTTCGCTTAACACTTGCTGTATCTGTTCCTCATAGGATTGTTTCTTGCCTTCCGCAACATTTTTCAAGCATTCTTCTTTGTGCAATTCTTGTTCCAATATTCCGACTTTTTCGGAAATCACGCCTTTTGTCTTGTCAATATTGGAGAAATTGACAAAGCGACTTATCAAGGCAAGTTTCTCCGTATTGGACGAACGAAAAAAAGACGAATAATTACCCTTGGTTACGATATAATAGGACTTGGCGTCTTCCGGTGTAATCTCAATCCAGTTAATCACGTATTTATTCGCGTCCAACACAGTAGCTACCGTTACGGATGTCTCCACATCATCTTTCTTTAGGGTCAGTGATACTTTGGAAGAACTTTTCAACGGAATTGTACGCTCAATTATCAGCGTTTCTTTACGTTTTTGACAAAATATTTCAACTTTGGTATAAGCTTCTTTCGTTCCTTTACGTATCAGTTTCTTGTCTTCCTTTCCTCTTAAATTAACGCCATATATCGCGTAGAACAAGCCTTGTGACAAACTTGATTTTCCGCTACCATTGGAAAGCTGGTCTTCCTCGGTTCGGTTCTCTCCAGTCACTCCTAAAGTCTGCTTTGTAAAGGTGTAATCAAATTCTTCAAATGACAAAAAATTTCTTAATATCAATCTTTCGGGGTACATAATTTATCTGTCAATTTATTTTTAATTTCATTAAACAAATCCTTATCCGACAACGCTTTTTTAGCGTTATCCATTCCTTGTCCTAACCGTGTCTCGCCATAGTAAAACCAAGCGCCCTTTTTAGAACAAATCCCCTCCCTTATAGACATATCTATAAGCTCCTGTACCGTGTCGAATCCTACACCGTACTCTAACATTACCTGGCACACACGGAAAGGAGGTGCAATCTTATTCTTTACAACCTTTATTTGTGTCTTATTAGCTGTTGCCACTCCATCGGTCTTTTCCGTGCCTATACGGGCAAATTCCGCTCTTTGTGTGGCATAGAATTTAAGGGCTTCACCTCCTGGTGTGGTTGTCGTAGGACCGAATCCCATACCTCCGATTTTCTGCCTTGTCTGATTGATACATAGGAGAATGTTTCCGTTTTTCTTACATACATTTTTTAGGATGCTTAACTGCTGTGACATAAGGCGTGCAACAAGCGCTATCTTTGCATCTCCTGCCTCACCCTGCAAAACAGCTTCCGGCACCAATCCAGCAACCGAATCAAGCACTACCAATCCGATTTCCGGCACCTCCAGCATCTCACGCACGATTTCAAGCGCCTGTTCCGCACTATCCGGCTGCGACATTATCCACTTGTCGCGGCTTAAATCAACTCCAAGTGCTTTTGCATATTCCAGGTCAAGTGCTTGTTCTGTATCTACATACCCCACCGCTTTCCCAAGCGTTTTCTGTACGGATGCACTTAGATGCAATGCCGCAGAGCTTTTGCCGCTCGAAAATCCTCCGTATATTTCGTGTATTCTTCCAAGCGCAAAACCGCCTCCCAATATTTCATCTAATGCCATGCTGCCGGAAGACACAGTGTCTACCTTTATATCGTTGCCTACTACCGCTTCCTTTCCGAAACGTTTCTCTATTCTTCCAAATAATTCTTCCAATCCCATTATAACACCTCCTTTAAAATTTCCATTCCTTCATTATAGGAGTAATCGTTCTGTTCGCAAAATCCCTTGAATTTTTCTGCAATATCGGAACCGGACAAAGCTTTGATTTCTTCTGCTGTCTCCACCTCTTCCGTTTCCAGTTCTACGGACTTAACTTTGACATCCACACCAAGCTTTCTATACTCTTCCTTGTCAATGGAGGAAATTGCATCTTTCGTACCTACGAATTCCACGCGCACAAAATCTTCCTTGTTTTTCTTCTGAAAATCTTTTACAATCTTATCCGCTTGCTTGAAAGTCGTGTTTTCCAGGTTCACAGTAACCTTTCTGTATCGCTTCCCTGTTGACGGAATAAACGCGTATGTAAAATCATCATCCAATAACCAAAACCCCTTTTTATCGTCTTCTCCGAAATTGTTCTGTGTGATGCTTCCAAGGTGTACAATATTTTTACCTATTTCCTGGAAATCGTGATAATGTCCAGAAAAGACCATGCCGAAATTTTTAAACAAAGAAGGTTTTATATCACTTTCTACCTCGCTACCGTCATTATTCCTGCTTCCCTGGAAAGCGATATGAGTAAACAGTATATGCGTCTTATGATTCTTTTCCTTCAACACATCGCCCATCCCTTTTAACCATATCGCATTGTCGAAAAACGGCATAAAATAGCATATTACACCACCTATCTCGAAAGCGTCCAAATCAGTTATCAATCTGAACCCTTTATGATACTTGAACGCATCCAGAAACGACCTGTCCGAACTATAGTCACTCTTATCGTGGTTTCCAGGAATACAATATACTGTGTGTTCCATCCTCGCATACATATCAAGGATAGAGGAGAAAGCATTTAAAACGTCCTGTCTCTGTGATATACGGGAATCGAATATATCGCCAAGCCACACATGATTGGTTATACCGTTGTCTTCCGCTACGTTCAATTCCTGCCTTTGCAATTCCGTTATTTCTTCGATATTGGACGGCTTCAAATGCCAGTCTGTACTTATTATCATTTTCCCGGTCATAATGCAGTTACCTTTAATGTATTGTCAAGATTTTTCAAAACATTATCTTTCTCTACTTCCTTGTCAAAATAGAAGCTTTCCCAGACATTGGATATTTTCAAAGCGATTCTGAACTTCTGAGTTGACTGTGAATATCCCTCGTCATTGTATCTGCTGATAGAGGTAATCTTTATCCTCTTATTGTTTATCTGTACAAACATAATCTTACCAAATTAAATACGTTCCACTCAATCCTACAAACACATCAAAATCTTTATTGAATACTCCATATCCGGCACCTACGGACAACCCTAAACCGAATCTTTTCTTTTTCTCCGGTTTCGTCCACATTGTGACATCGCCTATCTTTCCGGGTAATTGGGAAGTTATCTCCATACGGTTACTGTCTCCTATACGCTGATTTGTCAATAAAAACTTGTTGGTTAAATTGAAGTTAATCTTATACTTTGCCAGGTGTGTAGCCCATACTTGCAAATCATATCCTACCGTATCGGTTTCTTCCTTGAATGTATAGAGGCTGTCCGTTTTCCTCAATTCGGAAACCTCTCTTTCCAGTCCTTCATACTTGTATTTCCATTCAAATTCCACCGCTTCTACAAGTGCTTCTTTTTCCTTCAATCGGCTGTACAACTCTTTGTTTTCTTTTTTCAATCTGGAAAAACTTTCAGAGTTGTAAATCTTCGTGTATCTGTTTAAGGAATCAGTATAAAATTCTACTTCATATAGCAACCTTTCGTTTTCCCTTGCCTTCTTGATAGATAGAAATAACAATACGAGTAATATTATCATCCCCGAAATGAGAATTATTCTGTAAAGATTTTTCATAATAATAGGAATAATGGAAGGGTAGAAATTACCCTTCCTTGTATGATTTATTTTGAAGTTCTCGCTTTCAAGTTTCTCAACCGTGATGCAATAGAATTAGGAACGCTTGCTGATGCTTCCCTTTCTTCAACTGCCGTATCTTCCGGTTTCGTCTCTTCTGTTCCTTTTTCTTCGTCTTCCGGCTCTTCGTAATCCTCAAAAGGCAGTTCGCCACCTTCCTGTGCAATGTCGTACCATTTACGGAGTTCTGCTACAGTCAACTCTTCCGGTAATTCCTTGTCTTCGTAGTTATCGGCAATGTAGGCACGGAGTTCCTTTTTGAGGTTCGTCAATGTAGGATAACCGCCTGCTTTCTTTTCCGTCTTTGTTGGCTCTTCTTTCGGTTCCTCCGTTTTCACCTTCTTTGTCTCGGGGGCTTTTTTAGGAGCTTTCTTTTCCTTGATTTCGTCCTCTTCCGGAACCAATTTGTCAAGTTCTTCGAGTTTGTTCAAGAATACGTCGTCCTGGAAAATACCGTATGATTGTTCCTCGTCGATTCTTTCCAATCCTTCCAACTGCATATCCCAGTCTTTGCGTGAAAATACGTCCACATACATATCATCCAGGGTAGGGAGTTCTTCCATAATACCGAACACTTCGTCTGATACACGGTTTTTCTCAAAGAAATCGTCCCAAGTCTGGCGCTTATTAGCATCCGGCATTCCACAAGAAATGTCAAAACCCTTTTTCTTGTTTTCGTCTGTAGTAACATTGATAATCAACGGATAGCCTTCGTCCGGGTCAGAAAATATGTCAAGATTAATAATACCATCGTCAGAACCGCCTGCGCGCTCCATAGAAATGTTCTTCATTTTCTTCCACCAATCCGGGCGCAAATCAAGGCGATACACGTCATTTTCTGCCCATACATAAGCCACATAGTTAAGCATGGCCTTCATGCCCCATACCCACTGTTTCTGCTTGTTGCGGTAACCGCTGATGGGATAAAGGAATTTTGCACGCTCGTCCTTGTCCTGGATATCATTTGCCAGGTTATACACATGACTGATATAGGTTAATACTGCATCCTCACCGTTCATGCGGTTGCTGTGGATATCAGAAGTAAAGACGTCTCTTTGTCTAATTTCCTTCTTTCCGGTGTCTTTCCCGTCCTTGTCATATACCGCACATTCGATAGGAAGTTTAACCGTCTTTCTCGGCATATAGGGTTTTCCTGTCAACGACGGCAATACGCGCAATACATATCTTCCGTCTTCGCTCAGATTAAAAAATGAGGCCCTGCCGCCCTGTCCAAAACCACCGCCCATTGTTGCGGCTGCTTTCCCTACTGTTTCATCAATTGATTCTACACTCGCTTTCTTGTACTTACTTCTGTCAAAAGCCATAACACAAAATTTTTAAAAATTAATAATCGGTTTTCACTATCTTAAAAGTATTTATTTTTCCTTCAATAAGCTCTTTTTCAAAGTCTTGCGGTACAATCTTTGGCAACAAATTGTTAAGTTTCTTGTCCTTGCTTTGTACTGCCCAAAATAGGGTGTCTAACTTGTCTCGCTTCGATTCTATCTCAATAAGATTCATCAGATTTTTCTGATACTGTTCATTGAGTAATATAGCGTCCTCCAATCCTTTTTCAGTCAGCTTAAAAGATTCTCCATCAATCGTTATTCTTCCTCCATTTGTAGCCGCTTCCCTCCTTAATTTCTTCCTCAAATTAGCTGCAAACACATCGCAAAACAGTTTCTCTTCCTTCGCTTTCTTCTCATATTCAACCTTCATCAGACCGACTTTATTAAGCAATCCAGATACCGTTACCGCCTCTCCATAAAGATTCGAGTAATTGATTGTCGTAACATCATCGAGTTCTATCTCCTCGTCCTTGTCCGGTGATACCAAAACAACGGTCTTGGTACCGATTTCTACCATAATTTTCATATCAAAAATATTTTACGTCAATACTGTAAACAATGAATTAACATTCGCCTGCAAAATATATTCTCCTCTAAACTTATCCCACACAATCACGCCATTAACCAACAAAATGTTCTTTTTACTACCCCTTAAAAACTCTCCGTATTCTTCAAACAACTCTGGAAAAATAGTTACATTTATAAACTCATAATTACTTTCCAATACTATAGTGGCAAATATACCCTTCTTGCTTTTTCTCTCTATTATCTCAATTACATAACCGCCTATCACGGCACGACGGGTTTTCTTGGAATTTGTGTCCCAAAATTTTATCTGAGACACGTCCTGGAACTCCGTTTCGTCGTCTAATTTAGGCATATGATATTCATTCACCAAATCATAATAATCAAAAAATGCAAAACCGGACGTTCTTTTTTGCTGCAACAGCCACCACCAATTATTACGTTCTTTGCGAACTTTCATAATATTGGTAAGTAAATCCTTATCCTCCAATACTTTGACCCGTTTATTCTCACGATACATCTCAATAAGCGCCAAACGGTCTTTCGGTTCCTGGATATTCTCTAATTCGTCAAATGCGCCTGCAAATATCAAGTTCTCAATGACAGATTTATTTACCGGACTACCTTTAATCACACATCGGTCTATAAATTCCTCCAAGGAGAAAAACGGACCATTCTTCTTTTTCTCTTCCGATATATATTCCTGCGCCCTTTCTCCGCATTGCTTTACTGCATTGAATGCCCAGTACATGCTGCTTGTCCGGTAATCGGACACGATATTTACATCTGACTTGTTGATGTCTACCGGATGTATCTTTATCTCACCGGACTGCTGTATTTCGTTTACATAATAGGGTATCTTTTCGTCCTTCGCAAACGAGAATGTAGCACTCCAATACTCAATAGGATAATGTACTTTAAGCCATAGGCATATATAAGCGGTCATACCATAACATACGGAGTGACTGTTACATGTTACGACACCTTCCCCAGTGACAAAGTTATGTTCCGGGTGGTCTATCTCAACATCATAGGTCGGTTCCACATCCATCACATAAGCAAAAACGACTTCCACATTTACCCTCATTCCGTGTTTATAGGTATACAACACATCTCCCTTTCTTAAAAGGAAAGCGTATTTATATCCTTCCGGTGTAGGGAATTTATGGTTTCCGGAACATCTCACTGTTGCCCCGTCGCTCGTTTGTATCTTATAGATGAAGCGTTTCCCTGCATATCTTATTCCCCTTACTTTGGTAGGAATAAATTCACCGTACTTTCCCATCGTTACTGCTGGAATGTCCTCAACTCCTTTTTCATACAGTTCTTTGATTGTTAATTCATTAGGGTAAATCTTCTCGTCTCCATGCAAGCACTTATTAAACGAATATTTCGCAAACTCCTCCATCTGTTTCCAAAGATTTTCCGCATATTCTTTTGTAACTCCTTTAGAACCGTACTTCTTTACATACCCGTTCACGAAATCATCCCCGTACTCCTTTGCTTTCTGTAATAGTTTTTTACCTAAAACTTTCCGAACTGAATCACACTTCTCTAAGTTAAAATCTGCTAATTTTTGACAAAATAACATAATTTGTTCCTGGAACAACATCAGCCCATAAGTGTTCTCCACCACTTCTTCCCCACCTATAGGCATTTCTTCCGTCCAGTCCTTTTCCCCGTTCTTCCGCAAAATATATTCATTGTGAAAATTGTTTTCCATAGGTCCGGGTCTATAGAGGGCTACACATGCAGACAGTTCGTTTATGTTTTCCGGTTTCATCTTTACACAATATCCAGATAATCCGGCTGAACCAAGCTGGAAAACATCGCCCAGCCATCCTTTGCCTGCATACTCAAACACTTGCTTATCATCCAAAGGAAGACTGTATATATCAACGTCTATTCCGTGGTTTTCCTTTATCAAGCGTAACATTTCCTCGAACTTGTCCAACTGGATAATCCCCAAAACGTCTTCCTTTAAGAAGCCTGCCTCTTCCACTTCTGAACCTTCCCAGTCTGTAACCACAAGCCCTTTTTGTGTATGTACGGGCATCCACTCATAGGATGTTTTCCCGTCCGGCAACACTACGGTTCCGCACGCATGCACTGACTGGCTTTTAGGCGAACCAAGAATAACCATCATATCATTAAACGTTTCTGTATGTTCCTTGACAAACTTCTTTAGGTCCTCTTTCCCACATACAGTCTTGAAAAACTCTTCTATCGTCTTTTCTTTATCATCTCCAATACAAGCGGTAAACCATCTGTATAACTGTACTGGTATGCCATCTGCACGCGCCATATCGGATATTGCTTCTTTTAGCTGGAAGGTGGTGTAGGTACCAAGCGAACAAACCTGCTCCTTTCCAAACCGTTCTTCCATGTAGGCTTTTATTTCATCCCGTCTTCTTCCGGGAAAGTCGGTATCTATATCGGGCATTGACCCTAATACGGTCTTTGCCCGACGCTTTATTTCAATATTTTTTACTATCATACCATTACTCGTTTATCAGTTCGTCACCTTCTTTTAACTCTTTGGCTCTAATTATCATTTCCTCGTCATTCCGGACAATCTTTATAAAGGTATTCCCGGATATTTCCTTTTCTCCATTTATCGTTATTATCTCTTCCTCTTCATGTCTAATTAAACGACCTTTTGTCAAAAACCTACTAAATAGCAATTCATATTCCAACGGGTTTACTTTTACTATTCCAAGCAAATAAGATACGACACTTCCTCCGGCAGAGCCTCTCCCAAGTCCGACCAAAATGTTATTGTCTCTTCCCCATCTAATAATATCCCTCAACATCAAAAAATAGTCCACTACGTCGCCTTCCTCTATGATGGATATTTCCGTGTTAAGTCTTTCTGTCAGTTCCTCTTCGCTGTATCTGTCCAGTATTTCTGGATGTTCTGCCAGTCCGTCAAAGACAAGCGATTCAAACATTTCTGTATTGGAAGCATATTTCTTTTTCTCCTCTTCCGTCATTACATATTTAGGTGCGTGTCTTACCTGTGTTTCCAGCAAATAATTACAGTTTACCGATATGTAATTAAGATTTACCAAAGCTTCTTCAAACAGTCCGAAAAACTTGTCTTCATTCAATATCAGTTTTGACAATTCTTCGTAATATTCCTGGTAATTCTTCATATACTGGTTGTCACTCTCATAATTCGCAACCTTTGCCAGCCTGTTAAGCTTTTCCCTTATAGGGGCATACCGCCTTTCAAGATACCAGGCGTCACATACCGCCACGGGTTTATATACACCCACGAATTTTTTCAGATTGTCAAGATATTTTTTATCCCGGTCATTCTTCTTGTATTCCACAGTATCAAGCTGGTAATAGGTATCGTTCCATTTTCTTGACAATATGGGGAGATTTTCAAACATACATGTTTTCGGGTCAAACAACAAGAAACACCCGTCTTTCATTTCTTGCAATTCCTTTTCCGTGATAAAGCCTTTTTCGTCGACATTCAGAATCTTATTTATTTTCAGTAGGTTATTCCATCCCTCCTTGTCCTTGACTATCAGCTTTACTGTATATCGCACGTCCTTCTGCTCGTTATATACAGTAACTTCCATACCGAATATAGGTCTTATATCACTTTTTAGACACGCATTCTGAAACTTGAACGCTGATGCAAGCGTATTCTTTTCGCATATACCAAGCGCTTTTATTCCTAAAAATTTCGCTTTTTCTACCCAATCGGAATAAGAGTGCATTCCGTTCATCAATTCAAAATTGCCGTGCACACCTATATAGGTGTCAAATCTCAAGCTTTCGTCAAACAAATTTGCCTTTCCGATATACTGCAATCGGTTAAGTTTTACTTTATTCTCGTCTCCCTTTTTAAGGTAATACCATACATCACCGAACCGGAAGACATAGTTGTCGCATTCCGTTCTGTCTCCTACCCACTGGAACGAATCGTCAAAGAAAATTCCGTTATCCTCTTTGTCCCATTGGAAAGGTTCAAACAACTCGAATGTTTGCCCGTCAATCTCTATAATATAATTATCCAAAGCATTGAAAGACAGAAAGTTATCCTCCAAATATTTGATTAAATCTTTATACAGTTCATCCATATTTTTAGGGTATAAAAAGGGAGTGAAGCGTATTTACTTACACTCCCTGTGAAAAATCAAATCTAATAAAAAACGGCAAGTTTATGATTTGTCAAAATGGTTTCTACAGCAAACGGAAACAACGTTGTAATGCGTTCCCAGCTCTTTTGCAATCCGGCTGAATGACCGACCGTCATTCTTTGCAAGTTCTTCCCATACCTTATATGATATACTCCCTTTCTTGTACGGGTTTTCTCCTTTAGGTGAAAGATTGAACTTTTTCTTTACATACCCTTTTTGGGTGTTTACAGATACCTCCTTTGCATATTCTTCAAGCGTCTTTCCCTTTGCTTCCAGTCTTTCAACAACTTGTTGCAAAAGGTCTTCCTTTCTGAATCCGGAAACATTCTGTATTCCAAACTTCCGACCAACATTTCTTAAAGTCAACAAAGAAAATTCCATACATCAGTCCTCCTTTTTCCCGAATACGGCATCTTTAATCTGCTGTACTCGTTCTTCCGTTGAACCGGAAACAGAAATGTAGGGTATTCCGTAATTATCGACAATCTGCTTTATTTTCCGGTCTATTTCTTTCTGGTATTCTTCATCTTCCGAACGGACCTCATCACCTTGCAATCTGAATGTGATAGGAAGATAGACAAGTAAAGGGAATTCATATTTTCGCTTTACAATCTGTCGTTTCTCCTTAAAGTCTTCTTCTGCCAGGTTATTATATTCCGGGTCTTTCGGGCTGCAATTATCAAAAAGCCATGAAGTGTAGGCATTCACATCAATAATACATCTGTCACTAATGGAAGGTTGTTTCATAGCATCTTCCATTATTTGGGTGTATTTGTCGAATATTTTCTTTTGTGATTCAGAAGTACCCTCCTTATTGATGGTTATTTCTTCCTCCTCAACCATCGTTCTGACAACATTCGTGTAAAACTTCCAGTTGTCGAATTCCGGTTCATTCTGTAAGGCTTTCAATAGGGTTGTTTTCCCCGTACCCTGCGCCCCGGTCATTAATATTTTATCATAATTTCTCATCTGTTGTCTCCTGCTCCATGAATTTTGTCACGTTGTTTACGCGAAAACAGTTTTTCTATATTCTGCTCGGCAATCTTTTCCGTATCAAGCCCTACGCGGTTAATCATGCTGTTTATTACCTTCCAGGCGTTTTTCCAGGCTTCCAAAACAGCTTTCTTTCTTGCTTCCGGGAATACATTCTGCTCGGCTTCTTTCCAATCGTCACGCAACCACTTTTTAACCTGGTCTGCAATCTTTCCGACTTCCACGGGCAAATCAAACACGCCTGCACCTTCCGCATTTGTCAAAGCTTCTTTCCAATCCCAACCTTCAATGTCAAGATTGCATTCTTTACGAATCATGGCAAGATACCAGAACATATCCCCGATTTCTTTAGAGATTTCTTCCGTTTCTGCCTCGTTATTGATTTTCTCGTAGGTTTCTCCCATCTCCGAACACAAACCAAGTGTTACATAAGACAAAGCCACTTTTTCATTATAGCAAGCTGTAGTAGCCGCCTTTTCTTCATACTCGAAATAATTCATATCTTTTGTTTTTAATTGTGATACAAAGTAAGAATTAAATTTTGAGATAAACAAATATTATCTCCAATTATTTTAAATCTTTCATATCAATTTCTTCTAACCATCTCATTTTGAAATAAGTATAGGGTATCTGTTCCGGTATGTTATTAACCCATATTACCACATTATCGTCATTCGGATGGTTTATCTTCACCTTATATTCCCTTCCCTTGTATATCACTATGGTACCCGGTTTCAATAGGTGAAACCTGTCCCAAAACATAACCGACTTTTTCGTTTTCTCCGAATATTGCAAGTTCGGCAACCCGTATTCCTGCAAAAATTCCTTCAAATAAAAATCAGAAAACGCCTTGTCGCTGTCGAACATCGTACCAAGACGAAACCTTTGTTTTAAGTTCAGAATTTTTGTCTTCTTCTTCTCCGCTATGTCCTTATATATCTTCACAAGCTCGACACTTTCTATACGATTGTAAACTATCGAGCGTAATTTACAACTCAAATACTCCAATTGCAAATTAATTACAAACTGCTCTAAACTGATTTTCCGTGATTTTTCCATATCCTTATTTTTGACTTCAAATCTAACAAAAATTAGGATAAATGGCAAAAAAATCAGCACTATAAATGCTTTGTATAAAAATTAATCGGTTCCGTCATATTGTCAAGCGCCCTTAGAAGCTCTTCTTGTGTCGCGTCTCCAGGGTCTTTCTTCTTGTCTTCCAGTTCGGCAATCTGTACATTGAAATATCTTTGTAAGGTCATTGATACTGTCTTAATCATTTCCGGCTTGTCGGGGTCGTACATTAGAATCACATTCCTTATGCCCGGTTTGTCCCTCAATAACCTTATCTGGCTTAGCCCCATATTGTTACCAAACGTAAACACGCACTTTATATCCGGTGATTCATAAAGATGCAATTTCGTGTCAACCGATATATAGTCAAACATCCCTTCCACGATTATAACCGTGTCCGTCTCGTCCGTTATATTGTCATACCCTCCTATCACATGGGAAAATCCGTCACGTGAATTTTCATACCTCAATACAAGCTTTTCTTTACCCTCCTTAAACCTTTGAAGGTTTTCTTCGTGCCAATCCTTACTTTTCTTTGAACGTGCCAGCCATGCGACTAATTTGCCGTTCATGGTAAACTGGAATATGAACTTATCATGCAGCTTTCTTTCGAGAAAGAATTTTGTTTCTGCCGGACGGAATTCTTCATAATATCTTTTTACAAAGCCCCTCTTATCCAAATATTCGTCCTTTTCTATATATTCCAGTTTTTTAGGAAGGGTGCATTCCTTAATTTCCTCTGTTGTTTTCTCTTCTTCATCATCTATTAGAGGTGTTAATTTCTGCATTTTTACGGTGTTTTCGTAATCCTGCTTTATAAGGTCCTTCCTTCCTATCTTCTCCAGGAACTTTTTTAAGGTGGTCTTCATGCCGCATTTGAAACAATGGAACGCACCGTTATTTCCAGCATCATTAAACTTTATCCCCCATTTCCCCCTTTTATTACAAAAAGGGCATTCCTTGTTCCGGTCTTGCATGAACCCCTTTGCCCCGAACAAAGATAGATTCAGTTCGGATATTACCTCGTTTTTATCAACCCTAAACATCTTGTGTTAAATTTTTCTGCTGAAATGAAAGTTGTCTTATACATAACCTTATCTTTATTTGTTTGACTTCTTTTTCTTGTCTCCCTTAAGAAGACACTACAAAGATAAGATTATGTTATGACATAAGCAAGTGAGTATGTCTAAATCATCTCTGTTTTAACATCATTTTGCTTTTCACCGTCTTCATCCTTTTTCTTTCTTGTCTTTTTATTAGGAGTAGAGGATGTGAAACCCTTGTCACCTCCGTAATATTCGGCTGTCAGCGCCTTGTCACAAAAACGTCCCCTGCCGTAATCCGTCACAATAGGGAAGGTATCTTTTACCGTATCATAATCACGTACTTTATCCATATAAATACGCATTATGTTCTGTTTCTTCTCCTCTCTTGTCCGGTTCCCAGTAAACACAAAAGAAAACGGCTTTACCAATGTCCTATCCCCTTCCGTATAACTTCTATCTATTACCTTGTCCGAATTGTCCCATATTTCCAACGGCACATTCCCAGCTTGTGCTGCCGTAAATCCCACCATTTTAAACTCTACACATAAGTTTTTCAAAAGTTGTGCACATGTCTGTAATTTTTCTTTTTTGAATGTAGGGTTGTTGTCTACAACTCTATTTGTCCCGGTTGCCACAAGGTCCAAAGAATCCAATATCAATACATGCGGATAATAACCGTTTTTCTTGTAATAAGATACAATCACATTACGGACATCCACCATTGTAGCCTGCCCGAATTTTTCAAACGAATATACATCTATGTCCTTAGAATAGGATTTTATGTTTTCAAACGCCTTGTCAAGCTTTTCTGCCAGCTTATCATCTATGACACCCTTTCGGATATTCCCGTATTTTTGTCCCGTCCAGAACTGGTCGTATCTTTCCAGGCACGCACGCGCACCACCCTCCAACTGTATATGCAAGACCGGGTGTCCATCAAAGGCTGCCTGCATCCCATGATATCTTAATGCAGTTGATTTACCCACACCCGACCTCATAATCCATAATACGGTATCTTCTATCGTGGCACCACCTTCTGAAATATCATCTATCTTATCAAGTCCGAACATTACACGTGACGGAATTTCCCCGTCTTCCTCTTCCCGTCTTCCTCTCATTCTCTTGTCAAAATCGGCAAAAACCTTTTGGAAACCACCTGCTTCATGCCTTAATGATAGGGACAATATTCTTTGGCTCTCTTCCGCATTTACCCGTATAGCATCTTCCTTCTTTCCTTCTTCGTACAAATCATGTACTTTTTTAGAAAGTAGCTGGAATTCCACGTCTTTAATATATGCTTCCAACTGGTCTATAATGATTTCCTTGTCTACTTTGGCGGCTGACTGTACAGCATCTACCGCCTCGATTACAAAATCGCTGTCAGCGTATTTTTGCGAAACAACACCTAAAGAAGGAACCTTATCTTTCTCTTTTAATACCTCCGTAGCTTCTTTTAATAGAAATTTGAATCCTGCCCACTCTTTGGGTATTAACTGATAAGTCAGATGATTTACCACTATCCGGGTAATACTCAAATCCATATATACAAGCTTGAATAATTCTGCCATGAATCCGGCAGACAATTTTTGTGCCATTTTCTTTAGATTTAAAAAATTAGAGCTACAAACATAGCCCTATAATATAAAGAAAACAAATTGTTATTGTTAAATCAATCCAACCGCTTTTCTTAAAAAATCTCCTGCATTCTCTACCGATATACCCAATTTCTTTTGTATTAGAATTATCATTTCATTAACTTGTTCTTGTGAATCCAAATTCCCTTTTACAAACTCCATCATGATGAACTTTTCTAAAAATCTTGCTTTCATAACCTTATCTTTTTTATTTGTTTGACTTTTCATCTCTTAATCTCACAATGCAAAGATAAGATTATGTTATGACATACGCAAGTGCTTATGTGTAAAATGTAGGTTGTTTAACATCATTTCACAATAAAAATAGTCTAATTGTTAGAATAATAGTCGTAATGATAAAGATTAATGCGAAATGTTTCCATATTTTTACAGTAGCCTCTAAACCGTGTTTCCGTTTGTCAAACTCACTTAAGGCATAATTCAAAGCCTCGTCTTTCAGTCCTTTAAACTTATCATTCAAAGCCTCGGTTATATCATCTGCAATAACATGCTTCACCTTTTCTGACACGGATTCCGGATATCCTCTTTCCTCATAGTTCAATTCACTCAACAAGTCATGATGAAATATATAAGGTGTTCCGTTCACTTCGTAGGAAAGTTTGATACCGCTTTCTTTGACGTATTCCAAAAACTTTTCCTCTGCAATCTCGTTTATCCTTTCCTGGTTAAATTCTGACTGCTTCTTTATCTCGTTAAAATATTCCTCGTCAACAATTACACAGTTGTTTTCAAGTTTCATTACATGTGCTTCCATGATTATTCTTCTTTCAATTTCTTTATCAGTGCATCAGCGAAACAAATACTCAATTTTGCTATTATACTTGAATCAACATTTATAAATTGTTTCTGTGAATTGCTACAAAATCCTTGCATTGCAGCTTTCGCTATTTCATAACGCCTCTGTTCCCAATCAATTTTCTTTTCTTCCATCTTTAACCTCCTTATTAGTTTTAACAAACCCCTTTTGAATGCACCAACATAACATATAATAGGCTGCATCTATCAACCTCGGCATTTTTTCTAAACGAACGGTTCCATTATTCGTTACGTCTACATATTTGAGCCACCACAAACCCACTTTCTTAAATATGTACAAATCATATACCTGTACTGATTCTGGCAGCTTATCGAGAATATCTCCTAATGTATAAGCAGGAAGTATTTCATACGACGTAAACCCACAAGTCTGAAACTCCTTCTGTAAACTCAAAAACCATACACCTTTGTATTTATCATTAATACGGCTTCCATGTGATACCCTTTCCCAGTACACACTTGCATCGCTTGTATCTAATCCAAGCTCCTGCAAGTGCTTCATTTGTTCTATTGATAATACTTGTTTTGTTTCCATTTCCCAATTTCTTTTAAGCTAAAAACATATACCCTTTACATACATTCAGCGCATCAGATTCACTGTCAAACATTAACGTCGTTTCCGATTCTGTGCCGTAACAAATGGCTTTAACTTTCAGCCACCACCTATATTTTCCGCTTCCGTAATCGTGATAATAAGGTTTCCCTATTATTTCTATTACATAATGTTCCAATACGTTCATTTCTCACTCCTTTCTTTCTCCTTTTTAGCTTTATCACAAGCCGACTTCTTCATTACATACGGACAATCGCAATTCCCGTATCTTTCGTTATACCAACAACAATAGTCACACTGGTGCATCATTTATTCCTCCTCTGTTTTCTGCTGGCGTGATAAAGCCGTGAATATTCAAATAAGCCCGACATATAGTCGCTATCGCCAATTTCTTTCTATTTTCCATTGTCATTCCTCCTGTTCTTGCTTCATAAAACACATCCATATTGTTTTGCTCTGCCTTCCAGTGGTATGTCCAAATAGAGGCTTAAAAGGGATAACGGACAAAACTTCTGAAGCTTTTATCTCACTTTCGTTCCATTTGAAAATGAGCGTTCCATTAGGTTTCAAGACGCGCATACACTCGGCAAATCCGTCGTGTATAAGTGATTTCCAATCTTTTGGCAGTTTACCGTATTTCTTAGCCATCCATGAGGTTTCACCAAGTGTTTTTAGATGCGGTGGGTCAAACACCACCATATAAAAAGAATTATCCTCAAACGGCAAATTAGTAAAATCGGCTATTACATCCGGTTTTACATCTATAGTTCTGATTCTATCTTTGTCCTTAGCTGTAAGTGTTTCTGAACGCTTGTCTACAAATAAAACCAAAGGGTTATGCTTGTCAAACCAAAACATTCTACTGCCACAACAAGCATCTAATATAAGTTTATCGCTTTCCATTGTTATTCCTCCTTATCTATCTTAATGTCTGTTACTTTGCCACGATTGATAAAATACTTACAATCAATAAGCCTGCAAATCCATTCATCACTACGATTCTCTAATTCATCACATTCCTTACGAAGAGAACATATAGTACATTCATAGTCATTTGGATAATTCGCAGCTTCATGCAGCACTCCATCTATTATTATTCCGTTCTTTATTTCCATAATCAATATTCTAATATTTCACAATCACTTACTTTCACTTTGATAAACTTTTTAGTTTCCTTATCCACTATCAAAAACTTATCTTTCCTAAAAAAGCCTCCATCTATATACCCTACCACCTTTCCAGTGCCTTTATAGGTAAACTCTTCTACAGTAGGATAAGGCCCGTTTGGATAATGTATATCATGCTCTTCACAACGAATACTATATTCTATTGAATCGAATATTTTATAACTTACTTCCATAATCAAATACAATTAGGGCATTCAGCCGATTTGTTACCTTTAGTATCTGTGTATGTATAGATACTTTCTCCTTTTGAGGAAATCACATCGGCCATACAGCCGCACTTCGTACACTTTCTATGCGCATTGTTGGGATTGTTTATCCATCTATGCCCTTTTCTGTTTTCTGCGCCTAACTTTGTTCCTCTATTAAATCCCATAATCAAATTCCTTTTCCGTAAACTTTTACAAACTCGCTGACATCCATATAGTCTATACCGAAATTCTCGGCCGTTTTCTTGTCACTGTCCGAAAATTGCCCTTCAAGACCGCTTGCATCACCAATCATCAGACAATCTTTTTCACTTAAACCAGCATTCCATGATTTATAGTTGTTAAAAAGTTTTTCAAGCATTCCTGTATTCGGTTTTCTCATAGGGTGAGTTTTGTTATTGCTTCCACAATACATAAAACGCGTATCAATGTTGCAATAATCCATTATACTGTTATTCACGTACTTGCATTTTACATAAGTAAATAATTCTGACGACAAACCTTTTTCTATCCCTCCCTGGTTTGTCACGATAAAAATTTCTTCGGGATTCAAATTCTTTATTGCATCCATGACATCAAACTTAAATTTCATGTCCCATATCCCCTTTGGAAACGTCTCACCACTTGCAGTTTCTATTAACGTGCCGTCCATATCACAAAATAAAACCTTGTACTTTTTCATTTCTCGTTCCTTTATTTGTTTAAATCTTTATCTTCACATCGAACTATTTTATGTTTCTTGCAAAACCTAATTGAATACCTTACTGCCTTTCGTATATCTTCATACTCCTTTGTACTGTACACGTTGTATGTACGGAGTTTTCGCATAATTTCTTCTTCCATGAAAGGAAGTATCTCTTTCTCAAACCTACTCATTTCCTATGTGTTTTACGGTTCTTATTCCTCTTCCTGCGTTTCGCAATCTGCTTGTTTGTACATCTATCATCTTTTAGGCGATATTTTCTCATTTTGGGTACATCACACGGTTCTAAAGGAGAAATATCACTATATGGATTATAAATCTCATAACGAGTATTTTCATTCCAAGAAATTTCATTCTGCATATTTTACCCCTCTTTCTTTTTAAGGCTTATATCAATTGACAACCTATCGGTAATTTCCTCCTTAATTATCTCCCTGCACAAATTCCTTATCATAGAGTAATCACCATGTCTTTGTATCTCGTTGGAAACCATACAACGAACCCACCTCTCTATATCGACATCATTCCCATAGGTGTTTTGAAAGATACGTTTAACTTCCTCTTTCACAATTGGAATCATAATTTCCTTTATATCCTCTTTAGTCAACTTTAATTCGTTGTGGATATAGTTCTTTACTTCCCTGTATATATATTTACTCATAGCATCTAAATCTCTACTTTTGTATAATTACTAAATTTACAATAAAGATATTCACTTGAAAGCCATCCTCCTAAATGGCTTTTATCATTGACATATTTACAATAGGTTTCCCATTTGTCCTTATGTATAATTTCATACATTACGTCTTTATATATGAACAAATCTCCTTCTTGCAAATTTGAAATCTTAATTGTTTTCATATTAACCCAATCCTCTTTAATCTTTTTCTAAAATTCTTTTCATTCAAAGCTTGTTCGTAATAGCAATCCGGCTCAATAGCTATTTTAGTTTTCATTATAGGTTTCCCGTTTAATCCAATTGAAACTTCGTTGGTAATATAGAAGCTCTCTTTATCTCTTTCGTTTTCAGATTAAACGAAAACAGAGTATGACCTGGAATCTTTCTCTTCTTATCCATCAATTTATATTCATGCTGCTTCTTTTGAATGTATTCTATCTGATTTTTAGACAAATTACTTTTTGTCAAATCCGGAACTATTTCCATATCAATCACCGTTTAAAATATACAACAACTCTCTTGCTTTCCTATAAGTATCAAAACCTTTTACATTCACCCATTCGGATGAAATACGTTTGTCTTTTCTGACTTGTACAAAATACACGACTATCGGAATACAGCCGTTATACCTTATTTCTTTCACAATCCTATATCTTTCCATGTCAAATACAATTTCTCATAAAAGTTCCCCTATCAAGCATACCGTTTTCTGATTCTTCTACCAAGTCAAAGAATGTATTAGCATAACAAACATGCTCGTCTATCATTATACATATTCCATCACCGGGATAATATTCACACGAAACATTATTGTCCCAATCTATATGTTTTTGTGCTTCTTTGGCTACACAGTCACAAGCAATCATATACTCTATGTATTTATTAGATGCTTTTCTTATTTTGTCAAATATATTTCCTTTCATTTCTTTGTCTCCTTCTTTATCTTTTCATAGCACTCTTTACAAAAAACAAACACCTTTCCGTTATTGATTTTAACTTTAAAACCATCTCTCCTTAAATCAGTGCAAGTAGGTTTTAATTCTGCATAGTGATGGTAATTATATACATGTTTACACTTGTATCTATTTGTTAATAAATTTCTTAACTGGGTTATACCCAAACCCTCTATAGGGTGGCATTGCTGCATCCCCCTTTACTTTTCTCATGATGTTGTAGGCTCCGTTTATATCTGCATTGAGTAAAATCCCGTTCTTTGTTCTGAAAAGACCTCTTTTTACTCTCTTTCCAACATAACTATCATGATGTTTTATCTCCTCTAAATCTAAAGAACTGCATTTCGACGTGTGAGATTCGTTTATTTCAACAAATCTTAGTCCTTGTCTTTCAGATTTATACCTTAACATTGATATGAACGTCTCAAACGGAATTGAAACAAAATTCTGATTGTTTCTTTTACTCATATTCACTTCCTGTTTCCATCCGTCATTATGTCCCACTATCAATGTCGTTATGTTGTCTTCCAGGCACATGCCTACAATTTCCTTGCTTGCCTTATGCAAATAATCCTTGACCTTATTGTTTCTCTTTCTTGTAAGGTTCATTAACCGTCTCGAATTTTCCTTTCCATTTGTTTTCTTTAATTGTGATTGAACTTTAGCTTTTTTCTTGTTATAATACTGATTGACAGACTTTAATTTCTTTCCATCTATCAAAACAGCCTTATTGCTCGTATTCGTTACAATAGAAGCAAAGTTGTTAACCCCCAAATCAATAGACATATATCTATTGTTATCCGGTAACTGTTCCTTTACCTCCGATTCATACACCAATTCTATTACATAACAGTCTGCTTTCGGAACAAATCTGACTTGCTTAACCGTTCCTTCCTTACATCTGGTTTTCAATGGTTGCAAACCTTCTTTCTTTGGAAAGTAAATATATTCTCCTCTATGCTTAAATTGTGCATAAGAATAAGAAAATATATTTCTTCCTTTTGTTTTATGCTTGTATTTCGGGAATTTAGGACATCCAGTAAATTTCTTGTTATCCCTTTTCCATGCTTTAATGGCTGAAAAATAAGATTTCAGATTTCTATCCAAAGCCATAAGTATTTGCTGGGAAGAAGAACCGCTCATAGCCCTAAAATCAACATTGTTTTCTGCAACCATCTTTTTGTTAAGCTCCACAGACCTTATCCATTTCCCGGAAACAAGAAATTCTTGCTTTATGATATACAAAGCCGCGTTATACAAGTTCTTAGATAAGAAACAAATCCGGTCTAAATCCTTGTACCTCTTGTCATTGACTGTTATTATATGTTGCTCCGTTAAATACATATCGCAAATATAAATAGAATATTTTAAATTTCCTATTTATTTATATAATTTTTAGTGCAAAGTTCTATATAGTTACCTATATTTATTACATCCTAACTCATCCCATGCCGTAACCTTTCTCTCATACATCAGCTCCCATTCATGGCGACAGAACCATTTCTTTATGATAGCATTCAGATTCATATCCTAAAACAAAATCTTGAATTTCTTCCCTTTCAATGTCGGCAATCTCTCTTCCACAAACTTCCTTAACTCTTCCTCCTCAATAGGAAACAGAGGATTGTATTTATATTTGAACGTGTGTATATATTGCTCATTCAGCATCACATCAAAAATTAATGTCTTCATTCCAGCATTTCATTATTAGGGTAGTATTTCTTGTATTCCTCAAAAGCAAGCTCTAACACATCTTCTTTACTCACATACTGCAAAACAATATCTTTCTCTGTATATACCAAGTATTCCTCTCCTTTTAAATCCAACCATTTCCTTTTTCCGCACTCTCTTTGCTGTAGTTTAAATCTATACTTTGCCGGACGGTTCCATTCCATAAACAAACTACATGTCAGCTTGTATTCTACATCTTCCTTTTTAATAATCTTTTCTGTCATAACCCTTTATATTAAAAATAACCCTCCATCCACAACACAGCTTCTTCTATTGTTTCCACCTTTTTAAACTCCTTCGTGACACAACGCTGCATGTATTCACAGCATATGTTTTCTTCATCGTCAAAATAAATGTTGTACGCCCCGTTATCATCAGCCCCGATACATGCTATTCCAAGCTCCAGGGCATTCTGCACCTCTTTCGGTTCGGTTGAAAAATAGGCGTAAACCTTTTCACTCTTTACACCCTGCAATCCGTTAAGTTCTACAATATTGTTCATATTCGAGATAATATTTGTTTATGTCTAACCCGATTAAGAAAGGGAGGCTTAACACTCCCTTATCAATCACACCACAAAGATAATATTATATTATGACATACGCAATAGCTTATTCCCAATAAAATTGCATATTTAACATTTCTTGTGTTTCCTTCTGAATAGGCTTATATCTCGTTTCCGTAGCTAAATCCCTCTCTGCCACTTTGTTATACTCTTCCAAAGCCTTTTCCTTGTCTATACTCCTTTCCACCCAAATACCTATCATCTGGTCCGGCTGCATATCCCCGATAGACACCGGGTTTTCTTCTGTAGCCTCGTAAAACTGGACTGTATAGGGTCTACTGTATATATTAGGTGTACTCCCCATATATCGGCTTCCGTCTTCACTTTCCATCATTCCCACGGCACCCACCTTGAACGAACACACATTTGTTTCCGGGTTCTCGAACCATATCTTTACACCCTTTGCCACCTCCTGGCTGTCATTGTGCAGCACTATAGCCCTGTATTCGTTTCTTGCATTTCTTATAGTGTTGACGCTCAATTCGTCAAACAAATTACCGAACATGTCATTAGGTATTGTCGTGGAAGACGCAAATCCCCCTATCGAGTAGGAAACATTCTGCTGTTCTGCCATATATCCGGAACTTACTGTATATAATAATTTCATTTTCTCCTCCTTTCTTATTCTTTCGGTTTCGGCATGCCTGCCAAAGACCAATATTCCGTTTTTGCCGTATTGTCAATCGTGACCGTACCACCGTTGTTTCTCACTCTTGCTATGTAAAACTCGTTTACCGACTTGGTAGGCGGCTGTTCCAAGGTCACTTCCTGTGTCAGCCCCAACGTAAACCAATCATAGGTGTAAAGCCCTTCCATTTGTGCGTCCGTGAATACCTTTCCAAGAGGTACCGTTCCCAGTATCACGACTTGCAAATTTGTTTCCGCAACAAAATCGGATTCGGACGTTAATACAATATTCTTGTTATCTATTATATTGACTATCTCATATACACCATTATTTAGGGGCTGTGAACCGTCGTCCTTCAAAAACTTTATCGCTACCGGGGTTTTCCCTGCCTGTCCTCTCACCTTACCGGAAAAATCCACGGTTCCGGTCACTACACCCTTCTGGTTGATACTCACATATCCGTTTTCGTAATTCTTTGTCGAATACCCGATTTTTAGCCAGTAATACACGCTGTCTGCCGGGATGGCAAAGTTATCGTATATGTTGACAATGTTTATTACTTGCCCCAATGAGTTTACCGCCATACCCGGCAATATCCTTACCGTTCCTCCCTGTGTTCCCTGCTGCACCTCGAACGCCTTGTTGTCTATAAAGGTGTCCACAGTCTCAAAGTCGGACTTGAATTTTGTAGGGTTGTTTGTCACTATGCCGAATGTATAACTTCCGGCAATAAGAATCTTTCCAAGCAAAGAGTTCTGTAGGAAAGACTGCATATTCATCACTTCTTCTTTTTCTAAAAAAGTGTTTCTGTTAACATTTATCTGCGCCATATATTTATAAATTTTTATTTACAAAA